TCACGTGCCCCAGGGTAGGACCCTCCCGCGTACGGTGAGCTCGCCGAGGTCGGCCACGACCACGTCCGCGCCGTGCTCGCGCAGCTCCTCGCCCCGCTCGCCGGCCCGCTCGTCGCCGAGCTCGGGCCGGCCGACCGCGACGACGAGCCCGAAGCCGGCCTTGCGGGCCGCCTCGACGCCCGGCAGCGCCGCCCCCACCACGGCGGCGCGCGACGGCGTCACGGCGAGCCGGCGGGCGGCTTCAAGGAACAGCGCGGGATCGGGCAGGCCGGGCAGGTTCAGCAGGGCCGCGTCGTCGCCGTCGACGTGCGCGTCGAACAGGTGGGTGACGGCGGCCGACGTGATCAGCTTGCGGCCGTGCATGCTGGCCGAGACGGCCGCGGTGCGCGCCCCCCGGTGGCGCAGCTCGTGCAGCAGCGCCACGGTGGACGGGAACGCGGCGACGCCGTACTTGTCCACCTGGTCGAGGAACAGCCGGTCCTTGGCCCGGCCGAGCCCGTGGACGGTCGGCGCGCCCGGCTCGTCGTCGGGCGAGCCCTCCGGCAGCTCCAGGCCGCGCGAGGCCAGGAACGTGCGGATGCCGTCCAGGCGGGGCCGGCCGTCGACGTGGCGCAGGTAGTCGTCCCGGATGTCGAAGGGGGCCGAGCGGCCGCGCAGGAAGGCGTCGAAGACGTGCTTCCAGGCGGCCGCGTGGCCCCGCGCGGTGTCGGTGACCACGCCGTCGGTGTCGAACACGACGACGCTCACCGTGGTCAGGTCGATCGCGGGCTCGTTCACACTTGTGAACGTAACCCCATTACCAGGCGACCGGTAGCTTCTCCACGCCGTGGACGATGGACAGCGCCCGGAACGGCACCTCTCCGGCCACGCGCAGGCCGGGGAAGCGGCGCAGCAGCGCGGGGAACGCGATGCGCATCTCCATCTGGGCCAGCGGCGCGCCGATGCAGCGGTGGATGCCGTGGCCGAAGGCCAGGTGCGAGCCCGCGGTCTCGCGGTGCGGCTTGACCTGGTCCATGTCGTCGCCGAGGTTCGGGTCGCGGTTGGCGGCGCTCAGCGAGCACAGCACCATCTCGCCCTTCTTGACGGTGTGGCCATGCAGCTCCAGGTCCTCGCGGGCGAAGCGGGGGAAGGCGACCTGCACGACGGTCATGTAGCGCAGCAGCTCCTCGACCACCTCGTTGACGTGGCCGTCGACCTCGCGCACCTTGGCCGCCTGCTCGGGGTTCTCCAGCAGCCACAGGGTGCCGAGCGAGAGCATGCTGGTGCTGGTGTCATGACCGCCGGTCAGCAGGCCGTCGGCCATGCTGGCGAGCGTGCGGTCGTCGAGCTCGTCGCCGTGCTCACGAAGGAGCTGGCCGAGCAGGCCCTCGCCGGGGGCGAGCCGCTCGCGGGCGACGAGGTCCGTGAGGTACGTCATCGCGTCGTTGACGGCCTGCAGGGACGCCTCGGGCCCGGCGGTGAGGTCGAAGCGGTTGGTGCTGATCCGCAGGAAGTCGGCCCGCTCCTCGTACGGCACGCCGAGCAGCTCGCACACCACGAGCGACGGGATCGGCAGGGCGAAGGACTCGACCAGGTCGGCCGGCGGGCCGGCGGCCTCCATCTTGTCGAGGTACTCCTCGACCAGGGCCTCGATGCGGGGCTCCATCCGGCGCAGGCGGCGCACGGTGAACTCCGGGGTGAGGTAGCGGCGCAGCCGGGTGTGCTCGGGCGGGTCGCGGAAGCCGAGGCCGCCCGGGTCCTCCTGGTTGGAGCCGAGCCCGATCACGTTGCCGAAGTCGTTGCTGAAGCGCTCGTGGTCCCCCAGCACGGATCGCACGTCGTGGTAGCGGGTGACCAGGTACACGGTCTGGCCGCCGGGGATCTCCATGGGATAGACGGGATGATCGGCACGGATGCTGGCGAGCTCCGCTACCGGGTCGAAACCCTCCCTCATGAACTGGACGAGGGGGAACTCTGAATCTGACATCGAATCCATCCTGTACGGGAGTTATCACGCATCTAGGGAGGAACCCGGAACGATGGTCCCATCTGCGGGGTGTGGGTTCGGCCGCGGCCCATGCCAGGGGTGCGGGATGGGACGGCTCGCTCCATTCTGTGCCACCGGATGCCGCGGCGCGATGACGGTCTTCCGGGGCTCCAGCCGTCGCCCTGGCCGTCGTCCTGGAGGAGGCCGGCGGGCTCGGAACCCGGGGGCCGACATGAGAGAAGGGGCCCCGGACATCTCCGGAGCCCCTTCGTCTGCGGTGGGCGATACTGGGATCGAACCAGTGACCTCTTCGGTGTGAACGAAGACAGTAACCCCAGGTGAGAACTCTGCAGATGCGTCTCTACCTGCGAAAACTGTCGCCCCGTGTCGGCTGGTGTCGGCTGGTGTCGACACCTCTTGACGCACGGCTGACGCACGCAGACGGTCTCGAGGATGCAGATTACAGAGAGCAACGTCTCGGCGGGCGGCCAGGACCCCCACCGCCATCAGGAGGGCCGGCGGAACTGTCGGACGTCGGCGTTCGGCCGCTTGTCCTCTTCCTCCTCCATCCGGATCGCGCTCTGCATGGCCACGATCATCGAGCGGCGGACGAACTCCGACAACTCTTCCATCTCCCACACCTGACGCTCGTACGGGTCGCTGTACGGGTTGGTGTCCGGCGCAGGCTCGGGATGAGACGCCTCTTCCAGTTCCTCCGGAGGGCGGACCGGCAACTCGTCACGCTCGACCTGCCCAGCGAGCACCAGCATCTCGCCGACGTTGAAGCCGAGCGCCCGGCCGATCCGTCGTAGGACGTCGATCTCGACACCTTGGCCCTTGTTGACGACCCGGTTGATGATCGAGACGTGCACGTCCGCTTCGCGCGCAAATTGCGACTGCCCGCCCTTGGCGAGGTCGTAGCCGCGTCGCGTCAGCTCCTGGCGCAGCCAAGCGCCTAGCTGACCTGCCATTTTGCCCACGAGCAATGATGATAGCGCGCTGATCACTTCGTACAACATGGCCGCTGAGGGCACCGAAGCCTGACTGTCCAGGTTTACCCATGTGAAAGCCCTGATTTGTAGCGCAAAGAATCTTGACTTCCCTATTGCTTCTCTGAACAGAGAAGACTAGATTCCAGGCACAGCTTCTCTCCAAAGCAAAGTTCGAGCTTCAACTAGGAGGTGCCATGGCGCACAACGTCAAGCTGCGCCGCGACGAATTCGCAGACCAGGCCGCCGCGCTCGGCCTCGACTCGCAGAGCGCCCAGGCCCGCGCCATCGGAGTCCACGTCTCCATCCACAACCGCGTCATCACCGGCAAGACCAAGGACCTGTCGGGCCCTTACGTGATCGGGATCCTCCGGCTGCTCGGCGACGACACCGTACGCGAGCAGATCGCAGCCCTCTTCGACGTGGACGAGCAGGTCGCGTCGTGAAGCGCGCCAAGACCAAGACCGCCGACACGCAGTTCCAGCTCCCCTTGCTGCTGACCATCCCCCAGGTATGCGAACAGCTCGGCCTCGACAGCAGGGACGCAGTCTACGACCGCATTCGCGACGGACTCCTCGAGGCCGTGGACGTGGCCGGAGAGGGCAGCACCCGCACCCTCCTGCGCGTCCCGGCCGCCGCGCTCCTGGCGTACGTCGCCAACCTGCCCCGAGTGCACAACCCCACCCCGTAAAAGCCGCGAGGCCCGACCGCTGTCACCGGCCGAGCCCCGCCGATCACATCCCTACTCGAGCGAAGGACAGATCGTTGACCGCCATTATCGCAGACCAGCCCGCCACCATCGAGCTGGCGCCCGCCGACATCCTCGACGCCACCGACGCCATCCAGCGGCTCGGCGGCAAGTGGATCACCTACCTGACCGCCCGCGATCGGCAGGCGCTGACCATGCTCACCTACCTGGTGGAGCTGCCCCCGTACCTCCGCAACACGCTCTCGAAGTTCGTCACCGGTGAGGCGCACGGGCTGCCGAGCCTCGCCACCCGGCTGATCCAGCAGCATCTGCCGGCCGTCTCGGACCAGGACCGGCGGGAGTGGCGGTCAACCCGCCAGGCCGCGCGCGGCAACCTCGACGCGGCCGGGCTCGGCGCGCCGTCGCAGGGCAACCCGGTGGAGCGGGCGCTGCGCATCATCGCCGCACGCGCCGCCCGCCACCACGACGACGCCGTCGGCGCCGCGCTGCGCTGGGCGATGCAGACGCTGGCCGCCGAGATGGCGCACGGCGCCCCGTCGCCGATCCCCGACGAGACCCAGCACGCCGCCCACCAGCACGTCGCGGAGCTCGTCGACCAGGCCCGTACCGACGACGCGTCGGAGCGCATCACCGCCACGCTCGCCGCGTACGTGGACGAGCACAGCTGCGACGCCGGCGGCGGCCACCAGCGCACCATGCTCCTCGCCGCCCAGATCGCCCGCCTGTGCTACGTCACTCCGGACCAGGCGATCGACCTGGCCAAGCACGACCCCTACGACGACCGCGTCAAGGCCGCCAGCCAGGCCCGCGACGAGGCCCTCGCCCGGGCCCGCCACGCCCGCGAGAACGCCGACTACGACGAGACCCCCGTGGCGGTGACCCTGTGACCACCTACCGCCTCGACCCGGCCGGCCCGCACAGCGACGAGTACACCCGGCACGCCGCCGACGCCTTCACCGAGGCGGTCCACGTCCTCAACCACGCCACCCGTAGCCCCGAGGGCGTCACCGACCCGGCCACCATCCACGCCGTCCTCGGCGACCTGGCCGACGGCATCGCCCGGCTCGACCAGCTCCTGCTCCAGCTCACCGAGCGCCTCACCCGCCTGGCCGAGTCGGGCCGGGTCGGCCACGACAGCGGCGACCCCGCGAAGGCCGCCCACGCGGTGGCCAACGCGACAGGGGCGATCGACTACGCCCGAAGGGTGATGGCCGCTCCCGGCGGAAACCTCGCGGCGGCCCACAACGTCACCGCCAGCCTCTACCTGGACGGGGGCGACCTGTGATGCCGAAGATCCGCGACCTGCGCGACGGCGACGTCGTCACCAACCCCGACTGGGCCGACGGGCGGCCGGTCCGCGTCACGAAGCTCGGCGCCAGCGGCGTCCGCTACCAGGACGTGACCGCGCACGGCCGCGCCCGCCAGGTGGACGTGAACCCCGACACCGAGGTCACTGTCAAGGCCCGCCGGTGGGGTGGTCGCTGATGCCAACCATCGTCCACGCCGGGAATCTCTCCCGCGTGCTCGAACTCCTCGAGGGGGACGAGCACCTGCTGCACCCGGACGGCGACCTGTTCGGCACCACCCGTCAGGACGTGGGGGACGGCGTCATCCGCTACCTGGGCAACTTCTGGGAGCTGTCGTACGCCTTCCTCATCGAGACCGACCAGCCCGAGGTGATCGCCCGGCTGGACCAGGCGATCGAGAAGCAGCGCGCCCGCAAGGCGTACGCCCAGGCCGTCGCCGACAACCGCGCCCACCACGCTTCGTGGGGCTATCACTTCCCGGCCGACGGCGGGGGCGCGTGATGGCCAAGCCAAAGCCGTCCCTGCCGTGGCTGCCGCCCGGCACCCCCTCCACCCGGATCTGCCCCAACGGCCACATCAACCCGGCCACCAACACCTCGTGCTGGAAGGGCTGCCGATGAGCACCTTCACCCCCTTCAACGGGCTGCCGTCCGAGGACGAGATCAGCGAATACCTCGCCAGCCTCGGCGACCCACACCAGCACCCGTACGACGCCTTCCCCGCCCAGGCCCGGCCCCGGCCGACCTGGCGGGGCGGGCCCCGCCTCTCCCGCGCCGACGAGCGCGCCTACCGCGACGAACAGGACGACCAGTGAACATCCCCAAGTGCGGCGAGAAGGCCAACATCACCATCAAGGGCGTCCGCATCGTCAACCACCCGTCGTCCGTCTTCGTGAGGATCGCCGACGAGCACGGCGACGTCTACGCCATGCCGCCCCAGGCCGCCATCACCCACGCCAGCGGCCAGGAGCCGACCGACGCCGACCTCCAGGAGCGCGTCGCCGCCGCGCTCGCCGCCCTCGACGGCATGGAGGCGGAGGGCTACATCCAGCCGTACGTCGCCGCCACCGTGCGCAAGAAGCTCGGCATCCCACCGCGTCACTGGCCGCCGCAGCCGGGCGACGTGTGGGACGACGGCCTCCCGTCCGGGTTCTTCTCCCCGCTGTGGTTCGCCCAGGTCATCCACGAGGCCAAGTGCTCCCACCTGGTGATGGTGCCGATGGAACGCGGGTCGGAGAACACCGACGTCAAGACGCCCGAGGAACTCTTGGTGTCCACCTCCGAGCTCACGCTGGTCCACCGCCACAAGGACGGCGGCCGATGAGCGACAACCGCCTGTACACGCCCACTGGCCGCTACCTCGGCCGATGGGAGCACGACACCCCCGAATGGCATGCCGCCCGGGCGCAGCGCATCGGCGGATCCCGCATCGCCGCCATCCTCGGCCTGTCCCCGTGGGCCAGCCCCCACTCCACGTGGTGCGAGATGGCTGGCCTCGTCGACGCCGCGCCGGCCACCCCACAGCAGGACCGCGGCCACTACCTCGAACCCGCGATCGCCGCCTGGTTCGCCGACCAGCACCCCGACTGGCACGTGTTCACCACCGGCACGTGGGTGCACCAGGACCGCGGCCAGCACCTCGCCAACCCTGACCGGCTCATCCGCTACAACCCCATCCCCAACGCCGTCGGCTGGTTCGACATCGCCGTCTCCGCCCTCCTGGAGATCAAAACCGACGCCGACGGCACCGGGTGGGGCGAGCCCGGCACCGACGAGATCCCGCTCTACTACCGCACCCAGGTGCAGTGGTACATGGACGTGCTCGGCCTGCAGCGGGCACACATCGCCGTCCTGTCCGACCGGCTCACCTTCGCCGAATACGTCGTCGACTACGACCCCGCGGACGCCGCCCTACTGCGGCAGGCGGCCGACGACTTCCTCGACTCGCTGCTCTGGCGGGAGATGCCCGACCTCGACGGCCACCCCGCCACCTACGAGACCCTCCGCAAACTCCACCCCGACATCGACGACACCCACATCGACCTCGACGACGACACCGCGATCGAGTACCTGACCGCACTCGCCGAGACGAAGACCGCCGAGGCGCGCGTCACCGCCGCCAAGAGCCGCCTTGCCGCCGCCATGGGCACCGCGCGCAGGGCCCGCTGGCGGGGCCAGACGATCGCCACCCGCCAGGCCAAGAACGGCGGCACCCCCTACCTGGTGGCCGGCCGCAAACTCCCCGACCCGACCACACTGACAGGAGCCGTTGCATGACCCTCGCCACCCTGCCTGTAGAGCGCGCCGACTCGCTGCCCGAGCGGATGGAGTACAGCCGGGCGCTCGCCGTGTCGAACCTGCTGCCCAAGCAGTACCAGGGCAAGCCGGAGAACGTCCTGTACGCGATCGAGTTCGGGCGCAGCCTCGGCATCGAGCCGATCGCCGCCATCAACGGCGTCCACATCATCGAAGGCCGCCCGTCCGCGTCGTCCGGCCTCATCAGCGCGCTGGTGCGGCGGGCCGGGCACCGGCTGCGCGTCTGGGTCGAGCGCGACGAGAACGGCAAGCTCATCGCGGCCGTGGCCACCATCGTCCGCAAGGACGACCCGGACTTCGAGTTCCGCTCCACCTGGACCATGGCGCGCGCCCAGGCGGCCGGCCTGGCGGGCAAGAACGTCTGGCAGAACTACCCCGAGGCGATGCTCAAGGCGCGCGCCATCAGCGAGGTCGCCCGGGAGGCGTGCGAGGAGGAGCTGTCCGGCGTCGGCTACACGCCGGAGGAGCTCGGCGCGGAGGTGAACGCCGACGGGTCCGTGGTCGTCACGACCGCGGTGGCACGTGAGAACCGGCCGGGCCAGACGATCCGGGCCGCGGTCGCCCCCGCCGAGCAGCCGCCCACGGACAGTGCGGCGCCGGACACGGCTGAGTCTTCGACGGACACCGGGGAGCGCATGGTCACTTCCGCCCAGCTCAAGAAGATGGGCACCGCCATGCGAGAGGCCGGGCTGACCGATCGAGACGCGGCTCTCGCGTTCGTCAACGAGGTGCTCCAGCGGCCTGCTGAGCAGCAGGTGACCTCGCGCAACGAGCTCACTCTCGACGAGGCGTCGCGTGTCATCGACGCGCTGGAGCGCGAGGCCGCTCGGGACTCCGACGACACGGTCGACGCCGAAGTGGTCGACGACGAGCAGGCGGTCGAAGCATGAGCGCCCGGCAGACGACCACCACGGCGACGCTCGGCCAGCCGAAGGCCGGCGACATCACCGGCGCCGGCCGGGACCTGCGGGTGCCGATCGACTTCGGCGGCGGCGAATCCATCATCGTCACCGACCCGGCCTGGGCCCGGCAGCTCGCCAACGCAGCTCTCGCCGCGGCCAACGTGCTGGAGAGCGTGCTCGGCATCGACCTGCTCGCCTTCGAGCCGGAACCCGCTGAGCCGCCCGTCCGGCCGGTCACCGCGCCGCTCCAGGGCGAGGACGGCACCCGAGTCACCATCCAGCGGGCGTGCAACGGCTGCGGCGACTACATCGGCGACGCCACCCCCGGCGAGCTCGCCGCCGCCCAGGCCGGCCAGCCGCTGCCGGACGTGCGCCGCGAGTGCGTCCGCTGCCGCGGCGAGCTGGTGCCTGAGCGGCAGATGGCCGCCTCCTGACCCACGCCATCCATGCGGCGGGCGCGTCTCGCCCGCCGCACCCTGGCCGCCCTCTCCCGAGCGGCCCACCTCAGGCCGTACAGGCCCATTCATCGACCTCACCGAAGGCCACACCGATGAAGCTCATCCTCGCCATCGCCGCAGCCGCCGCCCCGGGCGCGCTCGTCGGCGCGCTCTACATGCTGATCGCCGACCCCGGCAACACCGCCGCCGACGCCGTTCTCACGGCCGGCTTCGCCGCGGCCACGGCCGGCACCTGGCTGGCCATCTTCCGCGAGTCGCGGGCGGGGGGTGCGCGGTGACTCCGCACACGCTGTGCATCCTCGCCGTCGTCGCCGCGGCCGGCGCCGCCGCGATCGGCCACTTCCACAACCCGAACCGGCGCGCCCGGCAGCGGCAGCAGCGGGACGCCGCCGCGCGCCGCCGGCACGACCGCATCCAGATGGCCGGGCGGCTCGCCATCCACGACCCCGAGGCCCTGTTCCTGCGGCTCCTCGCCGACCACCCCGAGCTCAGCACCATCCGCAAGGGGGCGTGATGCACGACCTCACCCACGAGCAGACGCTGCGCGCCGCCCTCCACGCCGAGGTCGACGACCTCGACCCGTGCGACTGCCTCCCGCACATCCTGGCCGCCGCACGCCGACACGCCCCCTGGCTTCTCGCCCTCCTCGCCGGCATCGGCATCGCGCTCATCGCCACCGGCATCCTCCTCGCCACGCAGCACGGCGAGCCCACCCACACACCCGCGATCCGCCTGCTGGAGGCGTGACATGACCCAGCACCTCACGACGTCCGGGGCCCCCGCCATCGGGGGTGGGGCCCCGGCCACCCCGCTCCCGGCCGGCGCACTCCTCCCCGCGCCGGCCGGGCTCGACCCCTACACCCGCGCCTGGACCTACTGGGCCGCCGCCGTCATCACCACCTTCACCGCGCTCGAGGCCGCCGCCCTGGTGCGCGCCCCGGGCCGGGGCACCCTCTCCGCGCAGCTCCGCCGCCGCCGCGCCCTGTCCACGGCCGGGATCGTCCTGTTCGGCGCGTGGGCCACGGTCCACATCGGATGGCAGGGGCGCGAATCATGAGCCCCCGCGTCTACGGCCTCGACGTCTCGCTCACCGGCACAGGCATCGCCTCCAGCAGCGGCTGGTGCGACACCACCGGCGAGACCGGCATCACCAACATGCCCCTCCACGAGCGCGAGCCCGCCATCACCCGCCTCGCCGACCGCATCACCGACTTCATCGGCCCCGACGTCAATCTCGTCGTCATCGAAGCCCCCGCCTACAGCCGACACGGCGGCGGCGCCCACGAACGGGCCGGCCTGTGGTGGCGCATCGTCCACCGCCTCCACGGCTGGGAGATCCCAGTGGTCGAGGTGCTGCCCAACCTGCGCAGCATCTACGCCACCGGCAAGCACAATGCCCGCAAGACCGAAGTCGTCGACGCGGTCGCCCGACGGTGGCCGAGCTGGCAGACCCGAGGCGACGACAACGCCGCCGACGCCGTGGTCCTCATGGCCCTCGGCCTCCACCACCTCGGCGCCCCGTTGTGTGACATGCCGGCCAAGAACCGGACCGCCCTCGACCGCGTCGCCTGGCCGGAGATGGCGGTGGCCCTGTGATCACCACCCTCGCGCTGCCCCTCCACCAGCAGCTCCGCCACCTCCGCCAAGACCGCGACCTCGAACAGCAGCAGCTCGCACCCGCCGCCGGCGTCTCCGACAGCGCCCTCCGACGGTGGGAACTCGGCCAGGTCAGCCCGTACATCCGGCACGCCGCCGCCGTCGCCCGGGCACTCCACCACGAGATCGTCATCACCCGGCACGGCGTCGTCATCGCCGCCCTCGCCGAGACACTGGCCGATCTGGCCGGGTTCCGGCACCGGCAGCACGTCACCCGCGCCGACTTGGCCGCCCTCCTCTACATCAGCCCAGCGAGCGTCGGCATCACCGAACGCAAGGCTGCCGCCGGCCAGCAGCTCACGGTGGCGACGTTGGAGCGGTACTTCGACGCGCTCGGCTACGAACTCGGCCTCGCCTCACTCAAGGAGGTACCCACGTGCTGACCCTCATGGACTGGTTCTGCGGAGCCGGCGGCTCCTCGCAGGGCGCTCACGCCGTGCCCGGCGTCGAGGTCACCCGCGCCGCGAACCACTGGAAGCGCGCGATCGAGTCCCACGCCACCAACTTCCCCACTGTCGACCACTACCTCGGCGACATCCGCGAGGCGCCCGTCGAGCGGTGGCCCGTCTGCGACATCTTCTGGGCCTCCCCCGAATGCCCGCAGTGGTCCAACGCCCGCGGCAAGCGGCGCGACTTCGCCACCTCCATGCAGGACTCCCTGTTCGGCGAGGAGCGCGACGAGGAGGCCGAGCGGTCCCGCGCGCTCATGGAAGAGGTCCCGATGTACCTGCGGGGCGTCCAGCAGCGCGGCGGGCTTGTCCTGGCAGGCGTCGTCGAGAACGTCGTGGATGTTCGGGCCTGGGATCAGTGGGACCGCTGGCTCGGCGAGATCCGGGCGCTGGGCTACAAGGTTCGGGTCATCGCGATGAACAGCATGCACGCGCCCGCCTCACGCACGCCACGTGCGCCGCAGTCCCGCGACCGGATGTATGTCGCCTACTGGCACCGTTCGCTCGGCCGCGACCCGGACTGGGACAAGTGGCTGCGGCCCGCCGCCTACTGCCCGGCCTGCGACGAGTGGGTGTCGGCCATCCAGGTGTTCAAGCAGCAGGGCGCCGACATGGGCCGCTACCGACAGCAGTACGTCTTCCGGTGCCCCCGGTCCACGTGCCGCAACGCCGTGGTGGAGCCGGCCGCGCTGCCCGCCGCGTACGCGATCGACTGGACGATCCCCGGCCAGCGGATCGGCGACCGAGCCAAGCCGCTGGCCGACAAGACCGTCGCCCGGATCCGGGCCGGGCTGGAGAAGTACGCCCGCCCCATCATGGTCCCAGCCGGCGGGACGTGGCGAGACGACGCGGTCCCGGTCACCCAGCCGATGCCCACCAGGACGACCCGCGAGAACGACGGCATCGCCATCCCGCCGCTCCTCGTCCCGGTCGAGGGCCGCGAGGGCAAGGAGGCCACCCCCGCCACCGCGCCGCTCCGCACCCAGACCGCGCGCAACGAAACCGGCCTGGCGTGGCTGCCCTTCGTCGCTGAGCTCCGCGGTGGCGGCAGCGACGCCCGATCGGTCGACGAGGCGCTCGCCACCGTGACCGCGTCCGGCAACCACCACGGGCTCGTCACACCGCCCGGGTTCGTGATGCGCAACAACACCCCCAGGGGCGACGCCAGCCAGATGTGCACGCCCTTCGACGAGCCCATGCGCACGCTCACCACGGCCGGCCACCAGTCCGTCGTCACGCTCCTCGCCCCGTACTACGGCAACGGCTACGCCCGCCCGGCCAGCGAGCCGATCGGCACGCTGTCGACCCGCGACCGGTACGCCATCGCCCAGGGGCTCGCCGACATCGACCTCGACGACGTGCTCTTCCGGATGCTGGAGCCGCACGAGATCGGCCGCGCCATGGCCTTCGGCCAGGACTACGTCGTGCTCGGCAACAAGCGGGAGAAGGTCCGCCAGTACGGCAACGCCGTCACCCCGCCCGTCGCCGAAATCATCGTGTCCGCGCTGGTCGAGGCCATCACGGGCGAGCCGCTGGAGCGTGCTTCATGAGCGACTCCTTCACCGTCACCTGCCTCGACTGCCGCAAGCAGCGCCGCCACAACAGCCGTGGTCTGTGCAGACCCTGCTGGCGCCGCCACAGCAAGAACGGCACCCTCAACCGGTTCCCGCCCGTACGCGGCAACACCGACTGGCAGAGCACCCACCGCTTCGCCCCCATCCCCTCGCCCAACCCCACGGCGGCCATCGAGGGCAGCGGCCCGGGCCACCTGCGCGGCGCCGCCTGCCGGGGACACAACCCTGAGCTGTTCTTCCCGATCGGCAACGCCGGGCCCGCCCTCACCCAGGTCGAGCAGGCCAAGCGGATCTGCCGTGGCTGCCCCGCCCTGGAAGGGTGCGCCGCCTGGGTGGCCGCCAACCCGCAGGACGACGGCATCTGGGCCGCCACCACCCCCGCCGAACGCCGCGCCCTCACGGGCGCCAGCGAAAGGACCGCAGCATGACCACCACCGCCACCGAGCACGGCCTGTGGCAGCACATCACAGCCGCCCTCGCCTGGGTCGACGCCGCCAACGGCCGCAGCGACCACGAGACGACGCTGCGGCTCCTCAAGCTCGTCGAGGAGGCCGGCGAAGTCGCCGCCGCCTACATCGGCACCGTCGGCCAGAACCCGCGCAAGGGCGTCACCCACACCCGCGACGACGTCGCCGACGAACTGTGCGACGTCGCCCTCACCGCCCTGGTCGCGCTGGCCACCATCACCGGCGACGCCGACACCGCCCGGGCCGCGCTCGACGCCCACCTGGCCAAGCAGGCGCCCCGCTTCGCCACCCAGCCCGACACCCAGCTCACCCTCTTCACCACCGCGGAGCCCGCAGCATGAAACTCACCATCGACCCCAAGCCGTTCGCCGACACCGTCGCATGGGCCGCCCGCGCCATCCCCAACCGGCCCAACATCCCCGTCCTGTCCGGCCTCCTCATCGCCGCCCACGACGACCAGCTCGACGTCTCCGCGTTCGACTACGACATCAGCGTCCGCGGCACCATCCCCGCCGACGTCGCCGAGCCCGGCCTCACACTCCTGCCCGGCCGCGTCCTCGCCGAGGTCGCCAAGGCCCTGCCCGACCGCGCCATGCTCAACCTCGCCGTCACCGGCACCGAGGCCGTCCTCACCTGCGGACGAGCCGAATTCGCCCTGCCCACCCTCCCGGTCGAGGACTACCCCACCCTGCCCGAGCTGCCCGACACCATCGGCAGCATCGACGCAGAGCAGTTCTCCGCCGCCGTCGCCCAAGTCGCCACCGCCGCCGGCCGCGACGACACCCTGCCCATGCTCACCGGCGTCCGCGTCGACGCCGACGGCGACCGGCTCACCCTGGCCGCCACCGACCGATACCGGATCGCCGTCCGCGACATCACCTGGACGCCCAGCGGCGCGCCGTTCGGCCAGCTGATCCGCGCCCGGCAACTCCAGGACATCGCCAAGGGGCTCAGCCACGGCGACGCGCAGATCGGCATCGGCGACGGGCTCGCCAGCTTCACCAACGCCGGGCGCAGCACCACCGTCCGGCTGCTCGACGACCAGTTCATCGACTACCGCGCCCGCACCAGCATGGACACCGCCATCACGGCCACCGTGGACGCCACCGCCCTCGCTGCCGCGATTAAGCGCGTCGCCCTCGTCGCCGACCGCAAGGCTCCCGCCATCCACCTCGCGTGGGACCGGGAACAGGTACTCGTCCGCGCCGGCGACGCCACCACCGGCCGCGGCACCGACACCGTCGAATGCAAGCTCAACGGCGACCCCATCGAGATCGCCTTCCAGGCCCAATACCTCCTGGACGCCCTCGGCGCGATCGACGGCCCGGCCACCATCGGCATGACCGGTCCGGCCCGACCCGCCCAGTTCCGATCCGAGGACGGCACGTACAAGTGCCTCGTCATGAGCCTCCGGGTCAGCTGATGGCCACCACCTACGCCGGCTTCCTCGCGCGCCGGGCCCAGCTCGGCGGCGAGCACGGCTTCGCGGCCGACGCGCTGCCCGGCTTCCTGTTCCCGTTCCAGGCCGACCTCGTGGACTGGGCCACCCGCAAGGGACGCGCGGCCGTCTTCGCCGACTGCGGCCTCGGCAAAACCCCGATGCAGCTCGTGTGGGCGAACCAGGTCCACCAGCACACCGGGCGGCCGGTGCTCGTCGTAACCCCGCTCGCGGTCGCCTACCAGACCGAGACCGAGGCGGCGAAGTTCGGGATCGAGGCGGCCGTCTCCCGGAACGGTCGCCCGGCCGCCGCCATCACCATCACCAACTACGACCGGCTGCACCACTTCGACCGCGACGAATACGCCGGCGTGGTCTGCGACGAGTCATCCGCCATCAAAGCGTTCGACGGGGCCCGGCGCGCGCTGGTCACCGACTTCCTGCGCAAGATGCCCTACCGGCTGCTCGCCACCGCCACGGCCGCGCCGAACGACTACATCGAACTCGGCACCTCGAGCGAGGCCCTCGGCGAGCTCGGCTACATGGACATGCTCGGCCGGTTCTTCGTCAACGACCAGCGCAACGCCTCCACCGGCCGCGGCTACCTCGGCCAGGCCGCCAAGTGGAGGTTCAAGGGCCACGCCGAGCGGCCCTTCTGGCAGTGGGTCGCCTCGTGGGCGCGCGCCCTGCGCCGCCCGTCCGACTACGGCCACATCGACGACGGGTTCGCCCTGCCCGAGCTGGTGCACCGCCAGCACATCGTCCAGGCCCGCCGCCCAGCCGACGGCGTGCTGTTCGACGTGCCCGCCGCCAGCCTGCAGGAGGAGCGCGAAGAGGCCCGCCGCACCGTGACCGAGCGGTGCGAAGCGGCGGCCGCACTCCTCGACGGGCCCGAGCACGGCATCGCCTGGTGCCAGCTCAACGACGAAGGCGACCTGCTCACCCACCTCATCCCCGGCGCCGTGCAGGTGAAGGGCTCCGACCCAGTCGAGGCCAAGGAGGAGGCGCTCGCCGCGTTCTCCCGCGGCGACATCCGGGTCCTCGTCACCAAGCCGACCATCGCCGGCTGGGGGCTGAACTGGCAGCACTGCCACCGCATGACGTTCTTCCCCAGCCACTCCTACGAGCAGTACTACCAGGCCGTCCGCCGCTGCTGGCGCTACGGCCAGACCCGGCCGGTGACCGTCGACATCGTCACCACCGAAGGCGGCTCCCGGGCCCTGGCCAACCTCGAACGCAAGGCACGGCAGGCCGACGCCATGTTCGACGCCCTCGTCGCCCACATGCGCGACGCCGCCGCGATCCGCCGCATCACCGACTACCCGACACCCGTGGAGGTGCCCGCGTGGGCGTCATAGAGCAGACGATCAGCGACCAGTACGCCCTCTACCTGGGCGACTGCATGGAAGTCATGCCCGCCCTGCCCGACGGCAGCATCCACCTGTCCATCTACAGCCCGCCCTTCGCCGGGCTCTACCAGTACTCCTCCAGCGAGCGCGACCTGTCCAACTGCCGCACCTACGACGAGTTCCTGGAGCACTACGAGTACGTCGTCCGCGAGATCGCCCGGCTCACCATGCCCGGCCGGATCACGGCCGTGCACTGCATGGACATCCCCAAGTCCAACACCGGCCGCGGCGACTGCCTGCTCGACTTCCCCGGCGACATCATCCGCCTGCACGAGAAGGCCGGCTTCGGCTACGCCGCCCGCTACCACGTGTGGAAGGAGCCCCTGACCGTCCGCAACCGGACGCTGATGAAGTCGCTCGCCCACCGCACCATCGTGGACGACTCCTCCCGCTGCGGCGTCGCCTCCGCCGACTACCTCCTGATCTTCCGTCGCCACGGCGACAACCCGGTTCCCATCGCCCACCCCACCGGCCTGACCGAGTACGCCGGCGAACGCCGTCCGCCCGCCGAGCTGCTGCGCTATCGCGGCTGGGAGGGCAAGCAGACCGAGAACCGCTACAGCCACTGGATCTGGCGGCAGTACGCCAGCGCCTTCTGGGACGACGTCCGCCTCGACCGGGTGCTGCCGTACCGGGAGGCGCGCGATGAGGAGGACGAGAAGCACGTCCACCCGCTGCAGCTCGACGTCATCGACCGGTGCCTCGTGCTGTGGTCCAACCCCGGCGAGCGAGTGCTCACCCCGTTCATGGGCGTCGGCTCCGAGGTGTACAGCGCGGTCCGGGCCGGCCGGTACGGCATCGGCATCGAGCTCAAGCCCTCCTACTACCGGCAGGCCGTCAAGAACATGGCCGCCGCCGAGCAGGAGAGCGCCCCCGCCCCAGCGCTGTTCGACGCCGACGAGCTGGTGCCATGAGCACGCCGTGCAAGCGCTGGGACGCCGCCGCAGGCAAGCACTGCGGCGGCACCCCCACCCGCTTCTACATCTGCGGGCCCCGCTGTAAGTCCTGCACGCCGGCCGCACTCGCAGGAAAGCCCGAGCCCGGCCAGGGCGCGCACTGCGCCCCAAACCGGCTGTACTGCCCGCCCACCAGCCGGTGCGCCACCTGCACCGCCCAGCACGGGCAGGAGGCGGGATGACGCTCACCCTCCAGGAGGTGCTCGACCGCGGACTCACCCCGCGCACCCTCAACTACTGGATCGACCGCGGCCTACTCCGCCCCTCCACGTGGGGGCACGGCATCCGCCGTGACTGGCCCCAGACCGAGCTTCAGGTGGCCGACCTGATGCGCCGGCTCGTCGCCGCCGGACTCACCGCCGACGTCGCCGCCCTCGTCGCACGGGCCCACCTTGGCGGACGGCCGCTCATCAAACTCGCCCCCGGCATCGTCATCGCCATCGACACCGACCTCCTGCAGGAGACGACGTGACCTATCGCATCCTCATCACCGGCAGCCGCACCTGGACGGACTGGGAGACCGTGTGGCGCGCCCTGGACGACACCATCGGCGCGCAGGTCAAGAACGGGGAGACCGAGTTCGTCGTCGTCCACGGCCACTGCCCACGCGGCGCCGACGCCATCGCCGACTCCTACTGCGAAGACCAGGCCGGATGGCGCGACAACGCGGGCCAGGTCCTCGCAGTCGAACAGCACCCGGCCGACTGGACCGCCCCCTGCGGCCAACACTGCCGCACCGCCCACCGCCGGCGCCGCGGCGACGGCACGAGCTACTGCCCCACCGCGGGCCTCACCCGCAACCAGCAAATGGTCGACCTTGGCGCCGACATCTGCCTCGCCTTCATCCGCGACGACTCCCGCGGCGCCACCGACTGCGCCCGCCGAGCGGCCCGCGCCGGCATAGAAGTCCGACGGTGGACGGCGTGACCCGCGGAGGCCCCCATGCAGCGGGTCAGCTCGTGCAGCACCTGCCGGCGGCCGGCCACCCGCATCATCACCGGCCGACGGCCCGGCCGCACCCTCTACAGCGCCCTGTCCTGCGACGAATGCGCGCCCAAGCACCTCCAGAAGGCGCGCCAAGCCGGGCCCGTCACCGACGAACCGCTCGAGGGCCGCGCGCAGGACCCGCTGTTCTGAGGCGGCCACGCCGCCCCACCCCATAGCCCACCATCCGAACGCACACCGTCCAGGGGGGACCGGTTGACCTCCGAGCAGGACCCCAACCAACTGTGGGACCTCCAAGCCGAGCAGGCGGTCCTCGGCACCTGCATGACCGTGCTCTACATCGTCCCGCACATCCGCGCCGTCATCCCCGAACCCCGGGCGTTCTTCCGCAGCCAGCACCAGGTCATCTACAGCGCCATCCTCGACCTCGCCGACCAGGACGCCCCCACCGACACCATCGCCGTCCACGACTACCTGCAGCGCAACAAAACCCTCGGCCAGGCCGGCGGCGGCGACTACCTGCACACCGTCATGTCGGCCGGGCTCCTCGCCGGCGACCCCGCCTACCACGCCCGCATCGTCATGCGGCACTGGTCCAACCGCGAGAGCATCTACAGGCTCGAGCGCGCCATCCGCGAGATCAAGGAGCAGGACCCCGACGACGGGCCCGACCGGCTGCGCACGCTCGGCGAGGACCTCCTCAAGTCCGCCGACAACCTCTCCATCGGCGGCACCCCCGCCGCCGACACCGGCGACCGGTTCCCCCGCCTCGACTGGACGGACGCGTTCGCCACCGACTTCTCCGAAATCAACTGGCTGCCCGGGCGGTGGCTCGAGCGCGGCCAGCAAGTCGCCCTCGTCGGCGACGGCAAAGTCGGCAAGTCCATCTTCACCCTCGACTGGATCTGGCGAGCCATCACCGGCAGGCCCGCGCTCGGCGACATCCGCCGCGAACCCATCAACGTCCTCTACTTCGACCGCGAAAACTCGCTGCGCGACATCGTCACCCGCCTGTCCGCGTTCGGCGCCACCGACGACGACCTCGCCGTCCTCAACGAGCGCTTCGACTACCGGATGTTCCCCCGCTTCTCCGGCGCCCTCAACGCCTCCGACACCGCCGCCAGCGAACTGCTCGCCATCGTCGACGAACAGCCCCGCGACGTCGTCATCCTCGACACCGTCTCCCGCTACATCTCCGGCAAGGAGAACGACTCCGACACCTGGCTCGAGCTGTACCGGCGCGTCCACGAGCCGCTCAAATCCCGCGGCATCGCCTCCATCCGGCTCGACCACTTCGGCAAAGACATCGAGAAAGGCTCCCGCGGATCCTCGGCGAAGACGCAGGACGTCGACCACGTGTGGGAGCTCACCGCCTACGACGAAACCCGAACCTTCACCGACACCGTCGAGGCGGTCACCACCCGGCTCAAGATGCTGCGCACCCACACCCGGACCGGGCTCGGGGACGACGTCTTCCACATCACGCGGCGGGGCGAGAAGGAGCGTGGCGGGGCGTGGCTGGCCGGCCGGACCCGGCATGAGCTGACGGACTCCACCGCCGCTGACGCGCACCGGGCGCGCATCCAGACCTACGTGGACGACCTCATCATGCGCGGCGTCCCGGCGGGGTTCGGCAGGGACCGGCTGAAGCAGTGGGCGGCGCAGAACAAGGTGTCGCTGCCGACCAACAACGGCCATCTCGTGGAGGTTGTGCGGGCCCTCAAGGAAGCCCAGAACTCGGCGTAAGGAGGCTCAGAAGAATGTCCCGGTTTGTACCGAAAAACCTGTACCAAAAGGCGTTGGTACAGGTCCCGAATCTGACCTGTACCACTGACTGTCCCAACCTGTACCAAGACCCCGCATTACCGCAGGTCAGACCTGTACCACTGACTGTCCCAACCTGTACCACCGGCAACCTGTACCTTGTACCACCCCCTTATAGGGGTGGTACAGGGGACAGCCCAGGTACAGCCCGACCCCGCGGCGGCACCCGATGAACCGCCCCGCCGCCCTCCTCGAACAGCCCACCCTGTGGGACGAACCCGCCCCCGAACCGCAACCCGAGAACACCACCAAGCGCCGCAACCGCCGGCACGTCCTCGACCTGCCGCGACCCTGGGCCGGGCGCATCCCCTGCGCAGCCCTCTGCCTCATCTGCGGGCGCCCCGACACCATGGGCGTCTGCCCCGACGGCTGCGCCACCGTCTGCGGACGCCCCCAACCGGCCCGACGCGACGGCAAAGCCCCGGTCGAGGTGTGCCTCATCACCGTCGTCGCGATTGCCCGCATCGTCCCCGGCAGGCAGTGGGCCATCGTCACCTGCCCCCACTGCGAGCGCATCCACTGGCACCAACCCGCCACCGGCCGCCGCTACCGCATCGGGCAGTGCGGCCAGCCCTACATCCTCCACATCCCCGAGGTGACCTCTTGACCAGCGACGACCTCATGCGTGCCGCGGGCGCGGCCTGGTGCGACCAGCACGGCAAGTGGGAGTGCTCGAAGCAGTCCAAGCGCAGCCAGTCCCGCTGCCATGGCCTTGCGATCCGCGGCACCGCGACGTGCCGTACGCACGCCGGCGTGTCGACGGCGGTGGCAAAGGCGAAGGGCGAGGCCCTGTCGGCGTGGCGTGCGGTGCCCGGCCGGCAGGACGTCAGCCCGGCGGAGGCGGTGATGGCAATGCTCCAGATGAGCTGGGCCAGGGTGCACATCTACGCGGGCCTGCTGCAGCAGCAGCTCGAGGAGGCGGACCCGTCTCGCGGTGTCGGCTACGGCGAAGGGCTCGTCGGGCACACCTTCTCGGCGTCGCCATCCGTCGGGGTGTACGAGTCCGGCGAAGCCGTCCGCGGCCTCGCGAAGCTCGAGGCGGAGGAGCGGGACCGGTGTGTCCGCTACGCGAAGGTGGCCCACGACATGGGGATCGCCGACCGGGAGATCCGCCTCGCCGAGGCCCAAGGGCAACTGCTGGCCGGGGCGATCTCCCGCATCCTCGACGCGCTGGAACTGACCGCGGGGCAGCGGGCACTGGTGCCAACCATCGTGCCCGGGATCCTCCTCGAGGTCGCCGGAGGTGCGTCGTGACCGGCGACGACCTGATGGCCGCGCTCGGCCGCGCCCCGATCCAGTTCTGGACCTGCCCCAACCCGGCCCACCTCGACGTCACCTGGACCGGCGACGTGGCCACCTGCGACACCTGCCAGCTCACCTCGGAGATGACCGGCCGCAAGTACGCGATCGCACGCCAGATCGAGCGCGAGCGGATCGCGAAGCTGCTGCGCCGCGTCGCCGCGGGCCGCCGCGAGTACGCCGACGGCGCGCCGGACGACATGCGGCGGGTGCTGCTGATCGAGGCGGACGACTTCGAGTCCGCCGCCAGGATCGCGGAGGGCGACATGCTGGCCGTGTGCGCGCTGCTGCCGTCGTGGCGGTGGACCGAGGCGGAGGAGCGCGCGGCCCGCACGGCTGGGGGTGGGTCGTGATCCGCATCCGCTACGCCATCCGCCGCCTCCGGGAATGGCAACAGGCCAAGCGCGACTACCGGGCGCTCTGCCGTCAGGGGCGGGCCCCGCACGTGCGGTTCACCGTGGAAATCCACCCTGACGACTATGAGTGGACAGGACTGAACGGCATCACCGGCATGAAGACCACGCTGCCGCTCACCCGCGAGGGCAGGCGGTACATCCGCCGCGTCCTCGGCGACATCGAGACGACGTGCATCCGCGGCGTCCTCGAAGCCAGCCGCCGCGCGGCTGAGAGCGATTCTCCCGAACCGCCGCCCCGATAGCCCGAACCCGCCCCGAAAACCCGCCCACGACCGCTACAGCGCCGCAGAGATGCATCCTCAGCGATGCTGTGCAACACAGCACAGCGCCTCTCCTTCGCCGCAGAGACGAGGACCAGTGACCGACCACCACATCATCGAGACGTTCGACGGCTCCCACATCACCCGCGTCCCCCACGGATGGGCCGCCACCGACCACACCCTCATCGCCACCGCCGAGCTCAACGACCTCCGCCAGCGCATCGCCCTCGCCCGCGAACGCCACCCCTCGCTGGACGAGCTCTCCCAAACGAACGCGCCGAGCGGCCGGTACTGCCCCACCTGCATCACCCTCGCACCATGCGACACCAGGCAGATCCTCGACGGACAGGAGCCCGACCATGCCTGACCTCGCGACCGTCAACGCCCGCATCCAAGCCCTCGCCGACCACCTCGGCCGGGAGGGGCACCCCACCCACGACCACCTGTGCCCCGACGACGTGCGCCGCGACCTGCTCGCCGTGCTCGACGGCCAGGACCTGCCCGGCATGGTGACCGTCGCCAGGGACGACCTCGACCTCGTCATGAACCACGCCGGCGACCCCACCGCCATCGCCGACTACCCGGCCGCAGCGCAGCGCATCCGTGACGCACTCGAAGGAGACCAGCATGGATGACCTGGCCCCCTGGGTGCCCGACTGGGTGGACCTGGGCTACATCGAGGACGACGGGCTCGTCATCATCGACGACCTCCCGGCGGCCGAACCCATCCTGCGGCCACTCCGCATCTCGCTGACCCTCACCGCACCCGCATCCCGGCTCACCTGGTGGCGGTGGCAGCTCACCACCGGCCGGCCCGGCCCCGACGCGGCGCGCGTGAAGCGCGAGTACCGGAGGCGGCGCCGATGAACCGGCTCCGCCGACTCTTCCACCGCCACCGATGGACCACCCTCACCGTCACCCTCGCCGGCGGCCTCAGCAACGCCACCATCACCACCCGCGCCTGCTGGTGCGGAGAACGACGCACCACCACCGATCAGGGGGAGTAACCGTGCCGATCAGCCTCGACGCCTGCAACGGTCCGTGCAACCGACAGGCGCGCGCCGCCTGGACCGCATACGACCAGGCGCTCGAACAGCACGCCGCCGCCATGCACGCCTGGCTCAACACGCCCGGCGACGACCGCGGCGACCGCCCGACCGCCCCCGAGCAACCGTCCATCGCCGTCCACCTCGGCGAACCCGTGTGGGACCACCGGTGCGCCAGCCACATCCGCAGCGCACTCGCCGAACTCGACGACACCGCCGCACTACTCGCCGCTGGCATCGACGGCCACCGCGGCGGCACCGCAGCCGGTCCGAACGGGACGGCCGCCCCGTCGCACACGTCGATCGTGGACAGCCTGGATGAGCTGTTCAGCGTGCTGGCCGAGGTGGAAGACCAGTGGCGGGAAGTCCGCGGCTACGCTCCCCGGCCGCGCCGGGCCCGCGGAGGGCACGCCCGGGCGCTGACGGTGGGCTGGCTGCTCGGCCAGATCGACGACATCCTCCTCCACCCGGGGTCGGTGGCGTTCGGGCTGGCGGTGCTGCGCTGGCAGCGGAAGCTGCGCGCGATGTCGAAGTCGGATCCGGTGTCGGCGCGGTCGCCGATCAGGTGCCCGCGCTGCGCGGAACGTCAGGTGCGGCGCAAGGATGACGGCTACTACGAGTGCGGCGGGTGTGGCAGGTTGTTGAACCAGCGCGAGCACGACAGCGAGTACGCGAGACAGGCCGACGAGTACGAGCAGCAGGAGATCGGAGCAACATGAGCGAGATCCAGGAACCAGCGTTCAGCAAGGAGCACATGAACGCTGTCCTTGCGATGGTGACCGCGACCCTTGAACTCCAAGAGGGAGGTCGATCTGACGATCCGATGGTCCTCAACGCGGTCGCCAGGGTCGCGAATGAGGTTCCGCGAGACGTCCAGCTCATGGCTTCCATGCATCTGATACATCTCCTGGTTCGGCAGCTGGCTCGTGTCGAGGGTCGCCCCGTGAAGGATTTGTGGCGCGACCTGATGCTGGTCTACGCCGACGCGTGGCCGGAGGATGAGAAGCCATCGTGATTGAGAGGCGTCGCGAAGCGCCGGAACATCGCAGGAGGATCCCGGGCATGGGTGTGTGGATCATGTTGTAAATCGCTCCCTTGTAGACACATTCGCCTAACCGAGGTTCGAAGCCCTTCCCGAATCCCGCAGTCTGTCTGAAAATCATGTCGCAAAGTCTTCTGTCTAAGAATCAAGGAAGAGACCTTTCTTGAACACAAAGGCTGCAACCCCCACCCAGACCGGAGCTCTCGTCGGCCTCGCCCGGGTCTCCACCGACGACCAAGACCTGCAACTCCAGCTCGACGCCCTCACCGCCGCCGGCTGTATCCGCATCTTCGACGAGAAGGTCTCCACCCGGAAGAAGGACCGGCCCGGCCTCGCCGCCGCGCTCGACTACCTCCGCCCCGGAGACACCCTCGTCGTCTGGAAGCTCGACCGGCTCGGCCGATCCACCAAGGACGTCTTGATCATTGCCGAGGATCTGCACGATCAAGGAATCGGGCTGAAGATCCTGACGGGCCGCCTCGCGGGCAACTACAGCCCGACCGGCGAAGGGAAGTTCTTCTTCACGATGATGGCCGCCTTCGCGGAACTGGAGCGCGACATCATCCGGGAGCGCACGATCGCCGGTGTCCAGGCCGCCCGAGATCGCGGGCAGCGCCTCGGTCGGCCACCGGCCATGACTCCAGAGCAGGTCGAGCACGCCCGCACCCTGCTGACCAACCCGAAGAACACCGTGTCGTCGATCGCCCGCCTGCTCAACGTGAGCCGGGCGACCATCTACAAGTACGTTCCCGAGCTGACGCAGGCCCCGGCCGCTGCAGCGGAAGAGCTCACCGCATGATCCGCTGGCTGCTCAGGCGCTTCCTGCCCGAACTGGTCAGGTGCGAGAGATGCGGCATGATCATCGGGTACAACACGCGCGCTCTTGGCGAGAAACCCGTGGAGCAGTACCGCGTCGAGCACGACCGGATCTGCCTTCTCGCCGAACCCGGCACACCGCCGCCCGAGCGGAGGCCGGGCGACGAGGTGCGGGACGAGTTTACGCCGGAGGAGTACGCCGAGTTCCAACAGCTGGTTGCCGTCAAGCAGGCTGCACTCATCCAGGAGATGACCCTCCACCTCAACCGATCGCCGGACAACGAGGAGGAGATGATCGCGCTGCTCGCGACGATCCAGCCCCAACTCGTGCACCCGATCATGGGAATGGGGCCGGCCGCGATGAACCGAGCAACCCTGGACATCGTCACCCACCTGGTAACCCGGTTGGCGCAGGAGCGCGGCGAGCCGATCGCGGTGACATGGCAGCGGGAGGCGGCCGAACTCGCGCGCGAGGATGGGCCGATGTGATGCCGCGAGCCGGGTCACCTGGGATAATGGATCTCATGACGGATATCGACACGCTCGCCTGCGACGTGCACCCTGTCGCCGACGGCGTGCTCGTCATCCCGCACCTGCTGCCCATCATCGTCCCGGACACAGCGCTGCCCATGACGGTCGCCGAATGGCTCGGCGTCAGTCCGACTTGAACCCTCCTGACCTGCTGTGCCACACTTCACGCAGACAGCACACGAATGCCCTCACGCCACCGCGGGGGGCATTACGCGTTTCCGGGGGGTGCACCATCGACCCCGAACCGATCACCGCCGCCGACGCCGCGCTCCGACTTCGCAAGGACCCGGCCACGATCCGCTCGTGGGGCAGCCGCTACCAGGCGCGCAAGCTCGGCCGCCACGACCGGCGCACCTACTACGACTACAACGACCTCGCCACCATCGACGGGTGCATCGCCCGCGGCGAGGACGTGCCCGAGACAGCTGAGCTCCGCGACCAGCTGCGCGCCGCGCTGCGCGAGCGTTTCCGGGCCGCCGCCTAGACCTTGAACCGTTCGATCCTGGCAAGGTGCTCGTCGTCGGCCGGCTTGATGAGCCACCAGCCGACCGGCGGCACCTGATGCAGCAGCACATGCTCGTGGTCCGGCAACCCGAACTGACTACCGTCCAGGTCGACGAGGTAGGCGCGGAGTTCGATGCGCGGCTTCATCGGCCGGCCGTGCTCGTCGAGGTCGCCCGGCAGCACCTTCGGGGCGACGTAGCGAGCGTGGACGTAAGTGACGCGCCACCGGTGGATGGGGTTGCCGTACGGCGCCACCCAGCCGCCCGGCTCGGACGGGTTGTACGGCCAGTTGTGCAGCTCAACGCGCGATGGTTCCACCTCCACATTCTCGTACGTCCGTTCGACTGATCGCCAGGAGTGTGCCCCATGCCCGCCGTCGAGCTCTCACGCGCCACCACGCACTGGCTGATCGACAGGTTCGACGCCGAGCAGACTGCCTGGGTACAGCGCCGCTCCCGCCTGGCCGCCCCCACCGCGGCCGACTTCGCCCGCCTCGGCGTCCTGCCCTACGAGACGACCGAAGTCCACGGCAACCTGGTCACCACCGCCGGGCTCACCCGCCTCACCGCGCTCCTCACTGCAGCCGGCGGGCAGGCCATCACCAACACCAGCGCCCGCATCGGGGTCGGCAACGCCACCAACCCGGCCGCCGCCATCGGCGACACCAACCTGTCAGCCGCCGCCGGCTCCGCCAACCGCTGGTTCCAGACAATGGACGCCACCTACCCGCAGACCAGCGCGGGAGTGCTCACGCTGAAGGCGACATTCGGCACCGCCGACGGCAACTTCGCGTGGAACGAGTTCGGCATCGACATCGGCACCCCCACGGTCACATCCTCCGCGACCGTCAACGCCACGCTGTTCAACCACAAGACGTCCATCGCCCAGGGCACGAAGGTCGCAGGACAGACCTGGGCGGCCACAGCGACCTGCACCTTCTCGTAGACAGTCACGGACGCTTGCGCGCCCGGAGGTAGCCGATGCCATCCGTACGCGGTAGCTCCCAGGCCAGCCAGAACGGAGCCGGCGCCTCATTCGTATGCGCGCGCCCCTCAGGCGTCGTCTCCGGAGACCTGCTCCTCGCCTGGCACTCGGCAGACATCGGCGCCCTCGCCGCCATGTCCATCTCGGCCGGCGGGACAGCGTGGAACACGCTCACCACCGCAGGGACGGACGGCAGCAACCCCGGCAAGCTGTACTGGAAGATAGCCGGCGGCAGCGAACCGGCCTCCTACACCTTCAACCAGGACTCCGGCGCTGACGCTGCGGCCACGATGATTGCCATCCAGGACGCCAGCACGAACACACCTGTCGTCGCCACCAGTACCGGCGGCACAGGCACCAGCATCCAGACCCCGTCGACAACACCAGCGGGCACGACCGACCTCGACGTCCGATTCGTATCCGCCTCGGGCGGCATGGGTACATCCGAGTCGCTCACGCCGCCCGGCACGTACACCGAGTTCGCCGACATCTCCTCGCGGCAATTCGTGTACGTGTCCGGCGCGTACAAGACCCTCGCCTCCGGCGCCGCCACTGGGGTCCAGTCGTTCACGATCACGACTTCGCCGACGCTCCGCCGCGGCGTCACCGTCACCGTGACCTCCGGATCCACGGTGAAGGACCTGACCGACACAGGGACGGTGGCAGACGACGTCACCGTCGCCGCGGCGGCCACGCTGGCGGACACCGGATCCGCCTCCGAGACCCTTGACGTCGCGGCCGACACGATCCTCACCGAGTCAGTCGCCGCCGTAGACGACCTGATGGTCGGAGTCACCGTCGCCCTCGCCGAGACCATCATCGGGGCCGACGACGTGGGCGGCGGCGTCCCGGTCGACCTCGCCGACACCGCGACCGGCGTGGACGACCTGACCACCCTGGTATCGCCGGTCCTGGATGACTCGATCGCGGGCATCGACGCGCTGACCGTCGCGGCTGACGCCGGACTGGACGACAGCGTCTCGGCCGCCGATGCGCTGTCGGCTGCCGAGGTCCTGCAGACGTCGCTGAGCGAAGCCGTCTTGGCAACCGACGGGCTGGCCGTCCTCGTGTTGCAGGACATCACCGTTGTCCCCGGAACGCCCCGCCGCGGGTGGGGCTCGCGCCAGCCGGAGCGCTCGTGGCTGGCAGGAGACCCCGCTCGAGGCTGGTCTGCACGCCCGCCCACCACCTGACTTGAAGGGGCGCGGATGACGGCATTGAGGATCCCGAGCCTGTCCACCGAGTACGTGAAGGTTCCCATCACCGGCCCGGCAACCCTCACCTCGCTCCCGGTGCAGATGGCGATCGTTCCCGACGGCCAGGATCCAGCCGGCGGCGACTGGAAGACCGCCGAATGGATCGGCACAGACGCCGCTGTCCTCATCGGGCCGGCCACCGCGTTGCCCCTGACGAAGGGCGGCACCTACGGCATCTGGGTGAAGATCACCTCCGCGCCAGAGATTCCCGTTCTCGGCCCCTACTCGCTCTACGTCACCTGAAGGGACCGCGATGGCGCTCCGCATCAACACCGCCGCCCGCAACGCCGCGGCGAACGCCGTCGCCGCCCTCGTCGACGGCGGCTCCGCGGCCGGCAAGCTGCGCATCTACACCGGAAGCCAGCCCGCCACCCCTGCCACCGCACCCAGCGGCACCCTGCTCGCGGAATTCACGTTGAGCGACCCGGCGTTCGCTGCAGCCGTCGCCGGCGCGGTCGGGCTCGACACCACCCCTGCCCTGACTGTCGCGGGCCTGGCCAACGGCACCGCCGGCTGGTTCCGGCTCCTCGACTCCACCGAGGCCGCGGGCACAGGGCTCGGCGTCCTGGACGGCAGCGTCACGGCGACTGGCGGCGGCGGCGACCTGACGATGAACACGACCACCATCAGCATCGGCGTGAACGTGACGGTCAACGCCGGCACCGTGACCATGCCCGCGAGCTAGGAGGCATCATGCTGTACCTGACCGTGGAGGTCCGGCACAACCCGGCCCACATGACCAGCCCGCCCTACAAGATGCTGATGAACTGGTGCTCGGCCAACAACATCCCCTTGGTCACCGGCTGGATGCTGTACGTCTACAACGAGGACCCGGTGCGCGCCGTACTCACGGTCATCGACCTCGACGAGCAGGGCGAGTGGATCCGCGACGAGAACGGCGTGCCAGTCACCCACGAGGTCACCTACACGTGCGCCAGCCTTCCGCCGCTGCAGGGCTACGTATCGCGCGGCAGCTCCACGCTCGCATAACTCATGGCGACCAGGCACAACAGCTGCATCAACCCGTGCCTGAGCAACGACACGGCCGGGTGGGGCGGCGAGGCGACACCGACCCGCCAGGCGGTGACCGGCTTCGGCCGCCCCTTCGCGGCTGAATACACCAGCGGCACCTTCCTTCGCACCTCCGCAGGAGCGGTAGCGCCCGGCTTGGACTACACGGCCAGCGTGTACATCCGCCCGGCCAACGGCTTCTCGAGCGGCGGCAGCATCTACATCGAATGGCGCGACGCCGCCAACGGTGTCATTTCCTACAGCAACGGCTCGTACACGCTGACGTCCGGAGTGGTGACCCGGGCCAGCCTCACCGCCACCGCTCCCAGCGGGGCGGCGCTCGCCCAGATCATCTTGGACGGGGCCAACTACGCCGTCACCACCGTCCACACGACCATGGTCCTGATCGAGCAGACAGCGGCCTTGGGCGACTACTTCGACGGCGACACGACCCCTGGCGGGTCCTGGGACGGTACCCCCGGCAGCAGCGCATCCACGCTCTCCGACACCGTCACCGGCGTCCTGGACGGCGTCCTGCCAGCGGTCACGGCCAGCTTCGACGGGGCGGTGACGGTCGAGGGCAGCCTCACCGCCAACCTGCCCGCGGTCGTCATGGCGGCCTCCGCGACGGTCGAAGTGCTCGGCCAGATCGGCGCCCAGCTTCCGCCGTTGACCGCTGCCCTGTCGGGCGTTGTCGAGGTCGAGGGCAGCATCGCCGCTGCTCTGCCCGCGCTGACCGCCTCGCTCGCCGGCCAGGTGTCCGACCCGCCGCAGGCCGTGCTCGCGGCGGTCCTGCCCGCGATCACCGCCAGCCTCACCGGAACCTCCGACGCGGTCGACCCCGATCTGCCGTCCATCGTTGTCGGCCCGCCCCGCCTCACGTGGCTGTCTGGGGGTGTGCGGCTCGGCTGGCTCGTCGGCCCGCCCCGCCTGGGAGGTGAGTAGCCGGATGGCGTACATGCCCGTGACCTCGAAGGAAGAGTTGCGCGTCGGCTGGGGTGCTGACTTCTCTGCGTGGCCAGTCGAACTGGCTGTGGTGCTGGAGACGTCGGGAGAGCCGGCCGATTCGGAATACCACGATGCGGCGTGGGACGGCACGGATGCCGTGCTGGTCATCGGCCAGGGCAGCAGCCTGGAGTTGGCGCCGGGCCAGTACGTGGTGTGGACGCGCATCACCACCAGCACGCAGCGGCCGGTCCGCCGGTCCGGGATCCTCACGGTCGGCGAGCCGTGACGGCGACGCTGTCGCCGTGGGAGGTGGCGGCCCGGCACTTCCAGATCAAGGCCCGGCCCTGGCCCTCACCAGGCGCCATGGCCACCGCGCTGGACCGCACCCACCGGCAGACCGCGATGCTCGACCTCATCGACCGCGAGCTCGCCGACCTGTTCGACGGCGGCCAGCACGACAAGCTGATGGTGTTCTGCCCGCCCCAGGAAGGGAAGTCGCAGAAGATCAGCCGCCGCACCCCGGCCTGGCTGCTCGCCCACGACCCCACCCTGCGGATCGCGATCGTCTCCTACGCCGACAACAAGGCCGAACGGTGGGGCCGGCAGATCCGCCGCGACATCCTCGCCCACCCGCAGCTCGGCATCACCCTGCGCGCCGACTCCCGAGCCGCCGGCCGGTGGGAGACCGAACAAGGCGGCCAGCTCATCTGCGTCGGAATCGCCGGCGGCATCACCGGCGAACCGGTCGACGTGCTCATCATCGACGACCCCGTACGAGGCCGCGCCGAAGCCGAATCCGCGACGTACCGCGACGCGGCATGGGACTGGTGGGAGTCCAACGGCTCCACCCGCCTGTCCTCCCGGGCGAAGGTCGTGCTCATGATGTGCATGACCGGGGACACCCCCGTGCTCTTGCCAGACGGCAGCGAAAAGCCGTTGCGCGACATTCGCCCTGGCGACGAGGTGGCTACCTATGAAGGTGGCGAACTCACCACGTCAACAGTGATGAACTGGGCAAACCAGGGACCGGATGATCTCCTTCGCATTAGGATGAAATCAGGACGAATTGTCAGGGCCAACGCCCGGCATCCGTTTTTGACCATCGATGCGAACGGAAAAGAGTCATGGCTGCGAACGGATCAAATCCGGCCGGGAGTAAGCATCCTGACGGCTATTGGGGGAAATGGCGCGGAGTCACATGTTCCGTTGACGGATGCGACTCGGCAGCACGATGCAAGGGGATGTGTACCTCCCACTACAACAAGGCTCGTTGGGCATCCGGCCATCGCCCACCTTCGGTCAACGCTGCGGCGCGTCGCAGAGCTCATCTCAAGCATCGTTACGGGCTCACCGATGAAGAGGTTGACTTCCTTATCAGCGAGCAGGGTGGGAACTGCGCCATCTGCGGACAGCCACCGTCGGACAGCAACACCCGAGCCCACTGGAACGGGAAGTTATGCGTCGACCACGACCACGACACCGGAAAGGTGCGCGGGCTGCTCTGCAACGACTGCAACCTCGCCGTCGGATACGGGAAGTCACCCGAAATTCTCAGGGCTGCCGCTAGGTACTTGGAGCGTCACGCCTGACGAAGTTGTCGCAGTGGAGCCGTGCGGGCGCGAAGATGTATTCGACCTTCAGATTGCCCGCACGGAGAATTTCATCGCCAACGGGCTGGTGAGCCACAACACTCGCTGGCACGAGGACGACCTGGCCGGCCGGCTGGAGACGCGCGAGCCCGGCGACTGGCGGATCGTCCGCATCCCCGCGATCGCAGGACCGGGGGATCCGCTCGGCCGCCGCCCGGGCGAGGAGCTTACATCGGTGCAACGCCGGAAGCCTGGCTACTTCCGGAAGCTGCAGGCCACCAGGTCGGCGTACGTGTGGAACAGCATCTACCAGCAGACCCCTACCGCGGCCGAGGGCAATCTGTTCAAGCGGCAGGACTTCCGCTACTGGCAGCGCATGCCTGCCGACCCGTCGCGGCACGGCGTCATGCAGGGCCAACGCCTGGACCTCGGCGGGCGGACTGTCGCTCTCGACGACTGCTGGCGGTTCATGACGGTCGACTTGGCCGCGTCGAAGCGCACCAGCGCGGACTACACGGTCGCTTCCGTGTGGGCGATCGGCTTGGATGGCGACCTGATTCTGCTCGACCGGGCCCGGGCCCGCGTCGGCGAAGAAGATCACTGGGACCTGGTCCGGCCGCTGCGCGAGCGGTGGAATGCCGACACTGTGTTCGTCGAGTCGGCGTTCATCGGCACCACGCTGGTCATCGACGCCACCGCCAGCGGGGTGCCGGTCCAGCCGTTGAAGGCAGAGACCGACAAGCTCACGAGGGCGCTGCCGGCCACCTCGCGGGTGAAGCAGCACCGGGTGTGGTTCCCGGCGCACGCCGACTGGCTGGACGACTGGTGCGATGAGCTCGCGTCGTTCCCGACCGCCGCGCATGACGACCAGGTGGACACGCTCTCGTACGCGGCTCGGGTCGTCTCAGCGCACTGGCTGCCGTCGGAGTCCGCCGCCGAGGTCGACGCCCGGCGCGCCGCTGCGGCCGTGGACGACGTGATCGGGCAGGCGTACGCCGCGGCGACCGGCGACACGAGCGGCCTCGACTTGATGAGCATCAACTACTGAGGGGGGACGGATATGACGGTTCTGCCGGTCTCGCTGACCGTGGGCGACAAGGCGTACGACCTCGGCAGTGTTGAGGTGCTCGACTCTGACTCTCACCGGTGGGCGCAGCTAGAGCGATTCCTGCGCGCGGTGGCCGACACCCTGAACGAGGGATACACCCTCCGTCCCATGATCTCCGGCGAACCCGACGAGATCGCTGGTCTGCCTGTCGAGGTGCGCCGACTGGTGCATGCGGTCGACTCGATGCGCGACAAGTGGGCCGAGGCCGACGAAGCCCGGCGCCAGGAGCTTTGGCAGGTTGTACACGAGGCCAACGACGCCGTGTGGAGTCGCGCAGAGCGGGAGTGATCAGCATGGTTCGCCCCGCCCTACCCGTCGTGCTCCAGATCGGCGGCACCACCGCCGAAGTCGGGTCCGTGGACCTGCCGCTCGTCGAGGGCCCGGCCGTGCGCAACGCCGGTGGGACCTGGGAGATCGAGGTCCGCGTGGACCACAGCGAGCTGCGCCGCCGGATCGCCGACGTGCTGCGCCTCGTCGCCGACGAGTTCGAGAGGGGGCCCGCCGATGGCTAGCGCCCCGACCCGCGACATCGGCCACCTCGACTCCAACTACGGCACCTGGTACGGCGACCTGCAGGAACAGATCCAGGATCTGACGTGGCCGCTGTCAGCCCGCACCTACGCGCTCATGCGCACCGACCCCCAGCTCACCGCCGTCCTGTCGGCGTACACGCTGCCGATCCGCCGAGCCACCTGGGCCGTGGACCCGGCCGGCTGCCGCGACGAGGTCGTGCAGCTCGTCGCCGACGACCTTGGCCTGCCGATCCTCGGCGTGGATCCGGAGCCCGGCCCAGCGCGGCGGCGCGGCGTCCGCTGGGCCGACCACCTCCGGCTGGCGCTGCTGAGCTTGACGTTCGGGTTCATGCCGTTCGAGCGCCGCTACGACATCGTCGGCGGGCAGGCCCGGCTCGTGAATCTCGGCGAGCGGATGCCGCACACCATCGGCCAGATCCAGCTGGCCGCCGACGAGACCGTGCAGTCGATCACGCAGAACCTCGCCGCGGTGCGCCCGATCCCGGCGAACCGGCTGGTCTGGTACGTGCACGACCGCGAGGCGGCCAACTGGACCGGCCGCAGCCTCCTCAGGCCCGCGTACGGCGCCTGGCTGCTCAAGCACGAGGTATGGCGCGTCCACGCCACGTCGATTCGCCGTTTCGGCATGGGAGTGCCGTCCGTGGCCGCCCCGCCCGGGGCCACACCCGGCCAGGTCGCCGAAGCCCAGCGGCTGGCGTCCGCGATGCGGGTCGGCGACCGCGCCGGGGTCGGCCTCCCGGACGGGTTCCGGCTGGCCATCACCGGCATGACCGGCTCGGTGCCGGACGCCATGGGCTTCATCCGCTACCTCGACCAGCAGATGTCGCGCCAGGCGCTGGCCGGGCTGATGGACCTCGGCGACACCAGCAACGGCTCCAGGGCGCTCGGCGACTCGTTCCTCGACCTGTTCCTGCTCAGCCTCCAGTCGATCGCCGACGAGATCGCCGACACCGCCACCACCGGCCAGACCGGAATGCCCGGCATCGTCACCGACCTGGTCGACCTCAACTTCGGGCCCGACGAGCCCGCCCCGCGGATCGTCGTGAGCGACGTCGGCTCCCGGCAGGAAGTCACCGCCGAGGCGCTGGAGCAGCTCATGCGGTCCGGAGCCCTCGCCCCCGACCCGGCGCTGGAAGCGTACGTGCGGGAGGCGTGGCGGCTGCCCGAGCGGGCCGAGCCCGTACGAGCACCGGCGCCCCAGCCCCCGGATCCCGAACCCGCGCCAGCGCGTGAGGGCCAGGAACTCGCCGCCAGCCGCCCCGGGCCAGAGCCGGTCCGGGCCGCCGCTGAGCCGGATCTCGACGCGGTGCAGGAGGCGTGGCAGGCAGCGCTCGACACCGTGCTCGAAGCCTGGCCCGCGATCGCCGAGGACTGGCGGACACAGCTCGCCGCCCAGATCGCCGCAGCGGTGGACGACGGCGACGTGCATGCGCTCACCCAGCTCACCATCGACAGCACGGAAGCCGCGGAACTGCTCGCGGTGGCGATGCTGGAGTTGGCCGAGACGAGCGCCGAGCAGATGTCGGCCGAAGCCGCAGCCCAGGGCGTCCGCGTCGAACCGCCCCCCATCGAAGAGGGGCATCTGGAGGCTGTGGCGGTCGCGGTGGCCGCACTGCTCGCTGCCGGCCTGGCCGGGGCCGCCGCCGCTGCCGCGCTGCGGCTGGCCGTCCCCGGGGCGGCCGGGGCCGCGGTCGCCGTCGAGGTGGCCGCGATCCTCGCCGCCCTCTCCCTGCGCGCGGTACGCGACCAGGTCGGCGGCGCACTCTCCACAGCGCAGGCAGCCGGCCGCATCGCGGTGCTCCGCGACGCCCCTGCCGCCCGCTACCTCGCCTCCGAGCAGCTCGACCGCAGCACCTGCCAGCCGTGCCGGGCTATCGACGGCACCGTTTTCGACGACCTCGACGCCGCCGAGAAGGCGTACGGCAACGGCGCCTACGTCTCCTGCCTGGGCGGGGTCCGCTGCCGCGGCCAGGTCATCGCCATCTGGGACAGGAGGTAGGCCGTGGCCGACATCGACGTGCCGCGCTCCCCCGCGCTCGTCAGCATCCCCGGCGTCGAGCTGGCCCAGGCCGGCACGTGGCGGCTCTCCTCCGGGGAGGCGACCATCACCCGTGACGACCTCGCCGCCGCGGTGGCCGCGCTCGACTGCCCTGCCGTCCGCAACCCGGTGCTCAAGCTGGGCCACGTCGACCCGCGGTTCGACGGCGAGCCCGCGGTCGGCTGGGTGTCCGGGCTGCGCGCCGCGGACGACGGCGGCACGGTGGTCGGCGACTACCGGGGCATGCCGGCGTGGCTGGCCGAGATCCTGGCCAGCGCCTACCCGGACCGCAGCATCGAGGCGACCCGCAACTTCGTGTGCCAGATCGGCCACACCCACCGCATGGTCATCACCGCGGTCGCGTTGCTCGGCGTCACCGCGCCCGGGATCGGCACGCTCGACAGCCTGCAGGACGTCGCCGCCCTCTACGACGTGGCCGCCTCCAGCGGGGCCGGCGGCGAGCCGGTCACCATCACCATCGAAGGAGGAGGGCCTATGCCCCCGCCTACGCCCGAGCTGGCGGCCGGCGTCTCGTCCGAGGACGTGCGGCGCCGCTACTACGAGCGCGCCGGCTACTCCGACTGGATCTGCGAGATCCAGCTCGACCCGTTGCAGCTCATCGTCATGGACGACTCGACCGGCGGCTACTACCGGGTGCCGGTCAGCATGAGCGGCGACGACGTCGAGTTCGGCGAGCGGGTCGCCGTGAAGGTCGAGTACGTCGACCGGCCCGCCAAGGTGGCCGCCAGCGCGTTGGTGTTCGCCTCCCGCGAGGAGTCGATCCCCGAGGACCTGCGCCCGCCCGCCAGCAAGGCCGCGCCCGACATCGAGGTGCCGGCTGCCGACGAAAACGTCGCTGCCGAGCCCCAGCCCGGGCCGCCCGCTGAGGACGGCCCAACCGAGACTCCCGTCACCGAATCCCCGGTCGGCGGGCAAACCAAGGAGGACGCTGACATGCAGTTCAGTGACGAGCAGCTCGCGGACCTGCGAGCCAAGCTCGGCCTCCCCGCCGACGCTGACCTCGACCCCGCCGCTCTGCTGGCCGGTGTCGAGAAGCTCGCCGCCTCAAGCGGTGACGGCTCGCCGGGGACCAAGAGCAAGAACCTGCCGGGCACCATCACGGTCGACCGGCAGGTGTGGGACGACCAGCAGAAGCGCATCCGCAAGCTGGAGGACATCGCCGCCTCCCAGCAGCGGACCGAGCGCGAGCGCATGGTCGACGACGCGATCAAGGCCGGGAAGTTCGCGCCGAGCCGGCGCGACCACTGGCTGCGGCTCGCCGAGGCCGACCCCGTCGGCACCGCGACCGTGCTGGCGGGGCTGACCCCCGGCACCATCCCGGTCTCCGACCTCGGCCTGCCGGGCGGCGACAGCATCGACCTCGACGCCGAGTTCGCGGGCCTGTTCCCGCCCGAGAAGTAGGGGCCAGCGATGGACTACACGCCCATCTACACCAGGGGCCAGCTGCCCTTCACCAGCACGGCGTCGGCTGCCATCACGGGCGGCCAGTTCGTCAGCGTCTCGGGCAACGGCACCATCGCCCCCAGTGCAGCGGACTCGGCCAACGTCGTCGGCGTAGCCGCTCACGACGCCGCCTCCGGCGCGGTCGTCACCGTGCACCCGCTCGTCGGCGTCATCCACGAGATGGTGGCCGGCACGGGCGGCATCACCGCCGGCGCGGCCGTCAAGGTCGGCACCGCCGCCAACGCCGTGCTGCCGCTCGGCGCCGGCACGTTCGACCTGCGGGTCGGCATCGCCCTCACCACCGCCGCCGCGGCGTCGAAGGTCCAGGTCCTCGGCCGGTAGGCCAGGCATCACCCCAGAAACCCACCCCCGCTGGTCGGGGGTTTTCCATGTAAGGAGACAGGCAGATGCCTGGAAGCTACCCGGCCGGCCCGCCGACCCTGAGCGGCGATCTGGAGACGATCAGCCGGTTCCTCGCCAACCCGACCGCCATCCAGCGCCGGCTCCGCAACTACCGCGACCTGCGGTTCGTTTCGGACCAGCTGCTGACGCAGCGGTTCAGGACGAACGGCGGCGCGGTCCTGTACGAGATGTCGGAGCCGTTCGTCACCGACCGCTCCGTCACCGCCGTCAGCGCGGGCTCGGAGTACCCCTCAGCGAACCTGCCGACCGGCACCGCCGCCATCGCCTCCGTCAGCAAGTGGGGCCAGAAGGTGCCCATCACCGATGAGGAGATCACCCGCAACGTGTACGGCGGCGCCGCCGTCGACCGGGCGCTGCGCAAGGTCGTCAACAGCATCATCAAGACCGTCGACGGGGTCACCATGTCGGCTATCGCGTCGGCGGTGACGAACACCTTCGATGTCACCGGGAGCGGTGGCGTCGCATGGACGGCCGCCAGCCCGACGATCCTGCGCGACATCCTCAAGGCCAAGGCCATCGTCGTGGGCCAGAACCTCGGCTACATGCCGGACACGCTGGCGCTGAACGACGCGCAGTACGCGACCGTCATGAGCGACGACAAGATCACGAATGCGCTGCGTCGCGAGACGCTCGACAGCCCCGTCTACAGCGGCGAGATCGAAGTCATCGCCGGGCTGCGCATCGTCGTCTCCCCGTCGATCACCACGCCGCTCGTGCTCGACTCCACGCAGCTCGGCGGCATGGCCGACGAGCAGGAGTCCAGCCCCGGCTACGCCGTCTCCGACCTGCAGGTACAGGTCAAGTCCATCCGGGTCGACACCGCCGACAAGTGGGATCTGCAGGGCCGCCGCCTGACGGTGCCGGTCGTGCAGGAGCCCGGCGCCGCGGTCGAGCTCACCAACACCGGCGTCTAAGGAGGCTGGTGGTGGATCGCTATCAGGTGGTGGCGCCGTACGTGACGGTGCCCACCACGACGCGGCGCGGCCAGCAGGTGATCGGTCTGCTCAAGGGAGCTTTCGTCCCCGACGACGCGCCCCGCGAGTGGGTGGATCGGCACCTGCGTAAGAAGCTGATCGAGAAGGTGGCCAGCTTCGCCGCGCCCGCCCCGGCGCCGGCTCCTGCGCCCGTGGTCAAGGAGCCGGAGAAGCGGGAGGAGCCGCAGGGCGACGGCGACGGCCTGACGGCGCCGCCCGAGTCCGGTCCCGGCTCCGGCAAGCAGGAGTGGGTGGACTACGCGGTCGCCCGCGGCATGGACCGGGCCGAGGCCGCCTCGATGAAGCGGGACGACCTCATCGCCGCGCTGCGCGAGGACTGATCGGTGGCCGACTACACGCCGCTCCAGACGGTCAACCAGCTGCCCTGGACTTCGACCGCGTCCGCCAGCATCACCGGCGGCCAGCTGGTCGAGGTGACGGGCAGCGGCTCGGTAGGGCCGGCAGCGGCCGACAGCCAGCGCGTGGTCGGTGTCGCCGCGCACGACACGCCCAACGGCGCTCGCGTGACCGTGCACCCGCTCGCGGGTCTCGTGCACGAGCTCGTCGCGGGGGCGGGCGGCGTCACGGCCGGGCAGGCGCTGAAGGTCGGCGCCAGCGCGGGCGAGGTCCTGCCGCTGTCGGGCAGCGCGATGCGCGTCGGCTCGGCGCTCACCTCGGCCGCGGCCGGCGCGAAGGTCCAGGTGCTTGGCGGTGTGGCTGCAGGCGGGGCTGCCCCGGCTACGACGCTGTTCGGCAGCGCCAACCTCAACTTCGGCTCCATCGCGGCGGCCGGTCAGCTCGAACTGACCATCACGGTCACCGGTGCGGCGGTGGGTGACGCGGTCGTGCTCGCCCCGCCTGCGGCCCCGGATGCCGGGCTGGTGTGGGCGGGCCGGGTGTCGGCGGCGAACACGGTCACCGTGCGGCTGGTCAACGTCATGGCCGCGCCGATTGATCCGCCCGCTGCGACCTGGGGCGCCCAGGTCATCAAGGCGGCCTGAGTCGTGGCCCGGCCGGCGCGACCCCCCGCACCCGCCCGCCGGGCCACCCCCGCCAACCGAGGAGGCTGCCGTGGCTGAGTCGTGGACGCCCACGCTGGAGCAGGTGGCCGACCACATCCCCACCCGCACCCGCCCCACAGAGCCCCCCGGCACAGACACCCTGCTCGGGACCTTCAACGGGCAGACCACGCCCACCGCCGAGCAGGCCAACCGGCAGATCACCGCGGCCGTGGCCGAGGTGCTCGCCGCGGTCGGCGGCACCATCCCTGCCGCGCCGCCTCACCTGGCCACGCTCGCATCCGAAGCGGCAGCGCTCCGCGCGGCAGCCTCGATCGAGCTCGCCTACCCGGACCGGCAGGCCGACGTCAACGTGTACGAGCAGCTCAACGCCCGGGCCATCGCGGCACTGCAGCGGCTGATCGACGCCGTCAACGACGCAGGCTCCGGGCCGGAGGGCGCGCTCATGCCCGTCTGGGCATTCCCTGACCCGCCCCGGCACGGCGACTACCCGCTGTAGGAGGCGATCGTGGCCGACATCCGTTGGGTGTGGAACGAGGCCGAGCTGTTCCGGCTGCTCGAGTCCTACGAAGGCCCGGTCGGCCGTCACCTGGACATCCTCGGAGAGAAGGTGAAGCGCGGAGCGCAACGCCGCGCCCCCGTCTCCGCGAACGGATCCGACGGCCGCCCGCCCGGCTACACCAAGTCCAAGATCCGATGGGACCGTGGACGCGACCCGCTCGGCCAGTACCGGGACATCTCCAGCCCCGCCCGCACCCGACAAGGTGAGCCGCTTGGCCTGTTCCTCGAAGTGGGCACACGGCCGCACGTGATCCGGCCGCGTAATCCGAACGGCTGGCTGCGCTGGGTTGGCTCCGACGGCAAGGTGCACTTCGCGAAGAAGGTCAACCACCCCGGCACCCGCGCCCAGCCCCACCTGCGGCCCGCCCTCGAAGACCTGCGAGGCGCCTGATGGCCGGCTACGTCGCCGCGGTCACCATCGTCCGCGCCTGGCTCAACAGCCTCACCACCACGCTCGTCGGCCCAGGCCGCCCGATCCCACTCGGCGTGCTCCGCACCCACCCCCGATCCCCGGGACAGGGCGCCTACCTGCTGCTGTCCCGCATCGGCCGCGCCAGCGACCTGGTCGCCGAGGACCTCATCGACAGCCCCCGCATCTCCGCGTCGATCTACGCCGGCACCGACGAGGCGGCCGAGCTCGCCGCGGTCGCCTATGCCAACACGCTCACCGCGCTGTCCGGCGCGCCCGCGGTGATGGGCGACCGCCGGTGCCTGGCCGCGGACGACGTGGTCGGGCCGCTGCTGGTCGACAACCACGACTCCGACCGAGAGCAGTGGCAGTACCTCGTCGACGCGACCTTCTTCATCTACTGATCCCGCCCTGACCTGGAGGTTCCTGATGGCGGCTCTACCCCTGCAGGTGATGCAACCGGGAGGCGGGGCGATCACGCTCGCCGCCGCGTCCGGCGGCGGCGACACGTGCCCGGCCGGTGACGAGATCTTCCTGGAGGTCCTCAACGGCAACGCGGCGGCCCGCACGGTCGTCCTGGCGACGCCGGGCACCGTCCAGGGCCTGCCGATCGGCGACCGGTCCGTGACGATCCCCGCTGGGGAGCGGTGGCAGATCCCCGTACCGAGGATCTTCGCGAAGGCTGACGGCCGGTGCGACCTGACGTACACGCCGGACGCCGCTTCGGTGACCATCGGCTGCTTCAAGTACGCGTCATGATGGCCGCCCGCCGCGACGACAAGTCGCCCACCCCAGCTCCGGCTTCTGCTCCGGCCGCGCCGCCGTACTACATCGCCGCCGCGCCGCTGTTCATCGGCAAGTTCGGACGCGCCCACAACGTCGGCGACCTCGTCCCGGTAGAGCACGTCGAGCAGTACGGCTGGCGCGACAAGGTGCGCCTTCCCGATGGCTACGAGGCCGCTGACCAGACCCAAAGCGAGCCTGAGACCGAGAACGGCCAGGCCACCACCACCGGAAAGGGTGACGCCTGATGGCTCGTGGAAACCCGAACGCGATCGCGCTCGGCCCCGGCAGACTGTTCATCGCGCCGCTCGGCACCACCGAGCCGACCGACCTGACCACGCCATGGGAGACCGTCTCCGTCGCGTGGGTGCCGCTCGGTTACACCGACGAGGGAAGCAATTTCACGTACTCCGTGGACTCGGAGACCGTGAACGTCGCCGAGGAACTCGATCCGATCGCGGTGGCACTCACCGCGCGCGAAGGCGCTCTGGCGTTCGCGCTGGCCGAGATGACGGCCAAGAACATGCAGCGCGCCCTGAACGGCGGCAGCATCGTCGCCGGGACCGGGATCGTCACCTTCGAGCCGCCGGACCTGGGCGAAGAGGTCCGCGTCATGCTCGGCTGGGAGTCCGAGGATGGCGAGGAGCGGTGGATCTACAGGAAGGCGCTGCAGACCGGTGGCCTGGACATCGCCCGCCGCAAGGGGGCAGAGAAGGCCGTCATTCCGTGTGAGTTCAAGCTGGAGAAGCCCGCCGCCGCGAAGCTGTTCAAGGTCATCTTCGATGAGGCGAGGGCCGCCTGATGCGTTCCTACACCAGCAAGGGCCGCAAGACTGATCGCGTCCGCCCCAAGTTCGAGCTCGACGGCGAGGTCTTCGAGGGCGAGGGCACTGTCTCGCTCATGGACCTCAGCGAGTTCGCCAGGCTGGCCGCCGAGGGGTTCGACGACGGCAGCCCGGAGGGCATCGGCATCCTGGCCGACATCTACCGCAGCCTGCTCGGCCCGGCCGAGTACGCCCGGTTCCGCCGTCACTGCCGCGAGCACGACGTGGACGGCAGCCTCCTGGTGGAGATCATCGCGGGCACCATGGCGGAGGCGAGCGAGGAGGCCGGCCGCCCTACGGAGCGGCCCTCGGACTCGCCCGATGGGCCGCCGGAAGGTGGGGGTACTGCTCGGGTCGTTTCCTTGCAGCGGGGCACCGTCGAGGAGAAGCCAGCGGAGGAGGCGACCGCGGAGCCGGAGATCCGGCGAGTGGTCTCCTACGGCTAGAAGATCTCCCGCTACGCGACCAGCTCGATTTCGTCCACGCGCTGTGGATCGAGTGGCGTGAGCAGACCGTCCAGAGCACCGCGCTACTCGCCCTCGCGGGCATCGCCGACAAGGTCGAACGCGACGCCCACCAGGCGTTCGACGAGGCGTTTTCGCCGCCGCCCCCACCGGCACCGCGCCGCCCGCGCACGCCGGAGGAGCGCGAGGCGCGCAGGCTCCTGATCGCCCGCTTCGCCGCCGCCGGATAACCACAGCACCAGACAACCGGCGGGGGGTGCATGATGCCCGGCACCCCGCTCGCAGAGGCATTCGTACGCGTCCGCGCCCTCACCGACAAGTTCAAGGACGACGTCCAGAAGGGCTTCGAGGGCGTCGGCGACGACTTCGGCAAGCAGTTCGCCCGCGATGCGTCCGCACGGTTGAAGGCCGAGCGGGGCGTCTTCGAGGACGAAGGCGAGCAGATCGGCGACAAGGCCGGCGCCGCCGCCGGACGCGAGTTCGCCGACCGGATGAAGGACAGCGGTGTCAAGTTCGGCGACGACGCCTCGCCGTTCGTCGCCGTCGGCAAGAAGCTGGGCGAGCAGGTCGGCAAGGCGGCCGGCGCCGAGTTCGCCAAGCACATGAGCAAGGAAGCCGGTGCCGGCTTCTCGCAGGCGCTGGACCCGATTGCCAAGTTCAAGCTCCAGCTCGCGCAAGCGGAGCTAGCGGCGCGACGCATGGGCCTGGCGGCGAAGGAAGCTGCCGAGCGGGCCGAGGCCGCGAGCAAGAAGGCGGCTGAGGCGGCCGAGCAGGTCACTAAGGGGGAGCTCAGCAAGGAGGAAGCGACCCGTTTGGCTGCTCAGGCTGCGCGGGAGCAGGAGAAGGCGGAGATCGCGGCGACGAACGCCGCGCTGGCGAAGGCCAAGGTCTCTGAGCGGGCGGCGCAGGTGTCGCAGGCGTACGCGAAGGCGCAGGCTGACGCGAGCCGGGAGACGGACAAGCTCAGCGCCGCGGTCCGGTCCCGGCTCAACCCGGATCTTGACCGGTCCGGCTCGGTGATGAGCGGTCTGCTCGGCATTTCGAAGAGCCTGAGCGGGGCGTTCGCCAGTGCCGCGTCTTCGTTGTCTCTGGTGGGGGCTGGGGCCGCCGGTGTGGCAGGGCTGGGGGCTGCGGCGGCGTCAGCGGCCGGGTTCGTGGTGGCGCTCGCGGCCGAGCTCGCGCCGCTGGGCGGCCTGCTCGCGGCCCTGCCCGGCGTCGCCTTGTCCGGTGCGGCGGCGTTCGGCGTGTGGAAGCTCGCGACGGGCGGGCTCGGCGAGGCCATGGGCGCCGCCCTGTCGGGCGACGCGAAGAAGCTGGAGCAGGCGCTCGGGAAGCTCAGCGAGAGCGGCCGGGCGTTCATCGGCGAGTTCCAGCAGGCCATCCCGCTCCTTCAAGGGTTCAAGGCCGCAGCTCAGGACGCGTTCCTCGAACCGCTCCTCGGCCAGATGGGGCGTTGGCTGAGCTCAGCCAACGCCTTGCAGCCGGCGATCGCCGGGCTGGCGCGCGAGTTCGGCGGCATGGTGCGCACCGTCCTCGACTTCGCGACTGCCGACCGCACCATCGGCCAGTTCAACACGGTCATCGGCAACACCCGCACCCTCGTCGGCGCACTGCACAGCGCGCTGGAGCCGCTGCTTCGCGGCTTCGTCGACCTGGGCACGGTCGGCTCGTCGTGGCTGGCCAGCCTGTCCGGCGGGCTCACAGACTCGCTCAACCGGTTCGGCGCGTGGATGTCGCGCATCTCCGCCGGCGGCCAGGCGTGGGCGTGGATGGACGGCGCACTTGCCGTGCTGAAGCAGCTCGGCGGCCTCGCCAAGGACCTGTGGGACATCTTCGACGGGATGCTGGACGCCGCCCGCACCGCCGGCGGTGACGCTCTCGGCGTGCTCGGCCAGCTCGCCGACGCCTTCGCCACGTGGGTGAAGAGCGCCGAGGGCCAGGACACGCTTGTCGCCATCTTCAAGGCGCTGAGTGAGGTCGGGCGTGCGCTGCTGCCTGTGCTGTCTGCGCTGGGCGGTGCGGTGGCCGCTATCGCGCCCGAGGCGGCCAAGGTGGCGACCGCGCTTGGCCCGGTGCTCGCCGACGCTATCAAGGCGCTCGGCGCCGGGATAGCCGCCTTGGGGCCTGGGCTGGTCAGGATGGTCGAGGGCTTCGGCCGCATGGTCGCTGCTATCGGCCCTCTTGATCCGCTCGGCCGGGCGCTCGGTGACGTGTTCGCCGCGCTCGGCGACGCCCTGGCGCTGATCATCCCCCAGGTCGCCCAGATCGCGCTGGCGCTGGCGCCGGCCTTGACGGCCGCCGTCCGCGCGCTCGGCCCTGCCCTGGCCGCTCTCGGGCCGGGGCTGACTGCGGTCGCTGAGTACCTGGGCAGAGCCTTCGCGGACCCTGCGATGCAGCGTGGTCTGCTGCAACTCGGCAAGGGCATCTCCGATGTGCTGGTCGCGGCGGCTCCGCTGCTGCCGGTGATTGCCCAGCTGGCTGGGATTCTGGCTCAGACCCTGGGCGGCGCGCTGACCAATCTGGGCGCCGCGTTGGGGCCGATCATCACTGCGTTGGGGGCGGCCCTGGAGCCTGCTCTGCGGTCGATCTCGGACGCGCTCAACATCATGATCCCGTTGATGGCGCCGATCTACCAGGCATTTGGTGAGATCGGCGCCGCGCTGATCTCCCAATTGCTTCCGCCGGTGCTCAACCTGATCCCGGCGCTGATCAACGGGTTGATCCCGGCGTTCGCTGAGCTGGCACGGCAGGTGCAGCCGATGATTCCGCTGCTGACCGATCTCGCGGTGCAGCTCATCCAGCAGGTACTGCCGGCGATCCTGCCGATCCTTCCCGAGCTGACCCAGCTCAGCTTGGAGTTCACCAGGCTGGGCCTGGTTGTGGCGCAGATCGTCGCCAGTTTCGCGCCCTTGATCGAGCACGCCATCGCGATCTTCCAGCACTTGTACGACGTGCTCGTGGGGCATTCGATCATCCCGGATCTGATCAACGCGATGACCACGTGGTTCCGCAACGGCGTCACCTGGATCAAGGACATCGTGTCCTGGTTCGGTACGCTGCCCAACCTCATCGGCGGCTGGCTCGGATCCGTCCTCTCCCAGGTCACCTCGGCCTGGAACAATATCCGAAACGCCGTATCTGAACGTGTCGACAACATCCGGCAGACGATTTCCGGCACGCTCAACGCGATCAGCGGCAACTGGCAGCAGGCATGGGATGGCGCCCGTAACTTCGTCTCCGGCGCCTGGAACAACATCCGCAACGCCGTCGGCAGCGGCATCAGCTCCGTGCTCGGCACGGTGGCTGCGCTGCCGGGTCAGATCCAGCGGGCGCTCGGCGATCTGGGTGGACTGCTGTACAACTCCGGCCGGTCGATCATGCAGGGGCTGATCAACGGTTTGTACAGCATGTGGCAGGCCGCCTACAACGCCGCGAGCGAGATCCTTAACCACATCCGCAACCTGTTCCCGTCCTCGCCCGCCAAGGAAGGTCCGTTCTCCGGCAAGGGGTGGACGCTGTTCAGCGGCCGGTCGATGATGACCGGCTTGGCCGACGGCATCGCGGAACAGCAGGCAGCGGTCACGGGCGCGCTCGACGGCGTGCTCTCGGCCGGGGCCGCGACGCTGGGTGCAGGGTTGCAGGTGCCGTTGGCGGCGATGGCCGGGCCGACGGGCGCGCCTGACTTCGCGGGCTCGTTCGGCGGTCCGGTTGGCGCGTCGCCGGTGGCTGCGGCTGGGGCACGGGTGTTCAACGTGGAGAACCTGATCGTGCAGGGCGTGCTTGATCCCAGCAGCCCGGTGAGCTACAGGCGGATGGTCGAGCGGCTGCGCGAGGCGATCCGTGAGCTGGAGAAGGAGGAGTACGCCAATGGCTGATCTCCAGCTCGGCCGCCTGGTGCTGCGGGAGACGATGACGCTCACCGAGAGCGCCTACCAGGGCTGGTCGCTGCATATCGACGGCGTCGAGGTCTGCCCGATGATCAGCCGGGATGAGGTGTGGGACCGCTTCGACGGCGTGCTCGGCGGCCAGGGCGGACTCGTGCAGGCGATCTGGGAAGAGAAGTCGGAGCGCAACGGCTACTACACGATCTCCAGCGCGTCCGGCGACGTGAAAGACCGGAAGCGGCAAGGCATCACCGAGATCGCATGGAAAATCAGCCTGCAACGGCACGGCCCGGACACCGACGTCGACCTGGAATCGCGGCTCGCCGGCGCCGTCCGCGCGAACGACTTCTCGCTGGCGGGCGAATGCTGGCACGCGCCGCCGATCGGGCACTTCGCCTACTACTCCGGCAGCACGCTGCCGTCCACGATGACCCGTACCACCACCGACGGCGTGATGACCGTCTACCGCGGCGTGCCCGCGGGCGTGTCGCCGCGGTGGGGCTGCCGCGTGGAGGACTACCTGCGCGGCCGAGTGCGGGTCCTGACCGGCGGTACCGAGCGGGTCGGCACCGCACACCCGCTGGACGAGGACGGCTGGGAGCTGTCCAACGGGCTCGTCCGCGTCCGGCCCTTGGCCAGCGGCGGGAGCCTGGAGGTAGCCAGCTTCACCGGCGGCGCGTGGCGGCCCAAGCGGTGGTGGATCGACATCGGCGGCACCCAGGTCACCGGCTGGGACTCGGCGTCCGTGCTGCGCAACGATCTGGAGAGCTGCATCGTGCGGCTGGCTGTCCGCCGCTCACCGGTCGGCCGCGCCTACCTGGACCTCACCCTGCGCCGCGGTAGCCGCTTCGTGGAGGGATACCTACAGCGGGGCGACTCCGGCACCATGTCGGTCTACCTCGCCAGCGCGGAGACGTGCACGGATGCCACCTCGTACGTGGTGCGCGCGGCCGACGACGGCGACGGCAACCGCGTCATCGCAGGTAGCGCCCGCAACTTCGACCCGCACGCGAGCGGGGGCCTGACGAAGACGAGCTCGACGGCGATGGACTTCTTCCTCGGCGCGGTGGCTGGTGGCGGCAGCGCGGTGTCGGGCGATCAGGCCACCAACCTCAGGGATCAGTACCTCGGCGCGCTGCCCGAGGTTGTCGCGGCCGTGAGGAGGTGACCAGGTGCCGGTCAACGAAGTCCTGATGGGGCTCGGCTCGTGGAGCCTCGTCCTCGTGGACGAGACCCCGAAGACGATCACCGACCAGCTCGGCTTCTTCGGCCACGTCGCGATCGTGCCCGGCCGGGTCAACCCCGCGGAGTACGGCGACAGCCTGCTCACGATGGCCCGCTACGTCGGCGTACTCACCGGCCGCGACTTCGACCACCTGCGCAAAACCATCGCCGGCCAATCCACGGCGGTGTGGCTCGGGGATGCCGACGACAAGGGCGACGTCCTCGAATCGCCGGTGCAGATCACCGCGCAGACGTTCCCGAACGCGATCCGCGCGCTGCTCGGCGCCGGGACCGCGGTCGTGGAGGGCACGCTCTACAGCGGCATCGCGGGCGCCTACACGGGCCGCCACCAGTGGCAGAGCAGGCGCAAGGCGATCGACTACGTGTGCTCGACGATGGGCGCCGAGTGGCGCGTCAACGGCGACGGCAAGCTCGACGCCGGCCCCGCCGCCTCCCTCTTCCAGGCGACTCCGACGTGTGTCATCGTGCGCCGCCGGCCGAACCGGCACACCGACGGCGACGACCTGACCATGCACGGGCTGCGCGGTGACATGGCGTTGGCCCGGGACGTCGATGACTTCACCACCCGCGTGGTGGTGCTGGCCGAGGGCGAGGGCAGCTCGACTGCGACCGGGTCGGCGAACCACCCGGCGAATCCGTACCTGGATCTCAGGGGCCAGCCTGTCAAGCGGGTCCGCCTGATCAGCGAGAGCGGCACCGCGCCCGGGAACGCCAACGCCCGCGCGCAGATCCAGCTCAACCGCTACCTCGGCACCCGCAACGCGATGCGGCTAACTACGGACGATTACGACATTCAGGGCGCCTTCCGCGTCGGCGACTGGGTGTGGGTGTACGACCCCGACTCCGGGCTGGAAGACTCAGCGAACGAGATCACGTTCCGGGGCGAACGCATCAACCCGGTGAAGCTGCGGATGGCGGGCGCGTCGTGGCCGGTGCGTGAAGGGTCGACGGTCGCCTACCGGTCCCAGGCCGGCGTGTGGCTGGATCTGACGCCGTACGTGGACTTCGAGGGCGGCGAGACCACGGTCGATGTGGGTGAGCTGCTGCGGAGCTTGTCGTCGGGCGGGCTGGAGCCGGTGGGGCCGCGCCCGATCCCGGACTCGACGGTGCCTGGCGTGGTGAGCTGGGATCTGCCGTTCCTGTCCGGCGTCTATCTGGACGCGCTGGGCAACACGCGCGCGAAGATGCTGGTCAAGTGGCTACTGCCGTTGAACGTGGACGGGTCGACGATCCTGGACGGCCACCACTACGAGGTGCAGTACGGGGTGTCGCCCGCCAGCGACTGGCAGACCGCGTACGCCCCGTGGGGCGACCTCCAGGCAATGATTCTCGACCTGTCTCCCGGCGTCGACTACGACTTCCGGATCCGCGCGGTGGACTCCAGCAACAACCAGGGCGCATGGAGCGTCGTCGAGACGGCGACGGCGAACCCGGACACCATCCCACCCTCAACGCCGACCGCGCCGACGGTGGCCGGCTCCCGGCTGGCGATCCAGATCACGCACACGCTCGGCAAGGCCAGCGGCGGCACCTACAACTTGGAACTCGACCTCCACCACCTGGAGATTCACGTCGGCTCCACGAGTGGATTCACCGCGGATGCCAGCACGCTGAAAGGCCAGGTCGCCGCCCACGCAGGCATGCTCACAGCCGGGATCCCGGCCATCGCCACCGTGGACGTCGAGGAGACCACCGCGCGCTGGGTCCGGGTGATCGCCGTAGACGAGGCCGGCAACCGGTCCCCAGCATCGGCGTCGGCCACCGCGACAGCTCTGCTCATCGACGACGCTCACATCAGCAACCTCACAGCCACGAAGATCACGGCGGGGACGTTGTCCGCCGACATCGTGCTCGGTGCGCGCATCAAGACGGCCGACACCGGCGCGCGAGTCGAGATGAACGCGAGCGGCCTGCAGATGTACAACGGGGCGGGCACCTCGCTCGTCCAACTGCAGACGAACGGGCAGTTCTTCCTGCGGAGCGGCACGACCGGGGCCCGTATGGACATGTCCACGGTGACCGGTATCCAGTTGTTCAACGCGGGCGGCATCCGGACCGTATGGCTCGACATCGACGGCTCCTTCGAGCTGCGATCGGGAGCCAGTGGTGCCCGCATCCAGATGGACGAGACCGGGCTCAAGGCGTTCAACGGCGGCGGCACCCAGACCGTCACCATCGACAGCTCCTCCGGCAGCTTCACCCTGCGATCGGCCACGTCAGGCGCCCGCATCGAACTCGACACGACCGGGTTTCGCGCCTACAACAGCAGCGGCAGCGCCACCTTCACCGTGTCCGCGTCAACCGGCGATGTCGACCTGACTGGGCGGCTCACGAGCACGGTGAGCGGCAGCTCAGCGCGGCTGGTGGTGAATCCGCTGTTCGGTGCGAACCCTGAGATTCGCTTCTACCGGGACGCCACCCAGTACCACTACATCACGTCGTTCACCGGCGACAATCCGCCCGCTATCCAGATCGGCTCTGTGCTGGTGTCGGACCGTAAAGGCACGGTCCAGCTATCCCGGGACGTCGCCCAGCTGACCATCACCGCCGAGAGCGCTGCGATCATCAGCGGGCTCGTGGCGAAGGAAGCCGGATGGCTCGACTTCTTCGGCAAGATGGGCAGCCCCGGCTCCGGCGCCGCGTTCGCTCGCGGGCTGGCCAGCTTCGGCGCCGGCACTATCGGCAGCATCGGATACGGGTTCACCTTCAGCGCCACCGCTCTGCCGGTGGCCACGATGTTCAACATCTTCGGCCCGCACGCCGTGTCCGTCACCAGCCGCAACAGCGGCGGCTTCGGATTCGACACCTACCCATCGCCGCCAGGAGCGGGATACGACGTCATGTACTGGGTGTGGAACCAATGATCGAACGCGAAATCGTCGACGCCTACCTGTGGGAGGGCGAGGACGGCGCCGAATGGTGGATGATCCACACGACGAATCCGGGCGGCCCGCCGTACGTGTACGCGCTGCCAGCCTGTACGTTCGCGAACCTGGCGGTCGAGTACGGCATGGACCCGGGCGACATCGACACGCTGCTCGATGTCGCACTCCACCAACTCCACGTCCCGGAGCCGGGTGTGCGGCGCAACGCCGCGACCGACCCGGCCGCGCGCAAGGGCATGGTGCGTGGCGGCAGGCCCGTGACGCTGGGCAATGCCGACTCGACATCGCATGCGCGTGAGGCGCACCTGGAGCGCGTTGCCTGGGTGAAGGAGACCGCGGTGCGGGTGACGGCGCCGAAGCCGGGGCGCCGGCGTGTCGCGTCGCCGCACGCGCTGGATCTCGCCGGCCAGGCGGTCGAGGTGGATCCGGGTGAGCGGTTGGCGGCGTTGAAGGCCACCTATAGGCCGGACCCCCAGGTGATGGCAGAGACTCGCAGGCGGCTGAAGGCCGCCCTTGGAAGGGATGTGTAGTGGACGAGACGCAGCTGAGCGTGGCGACTGACGCCGTGCTGAAGGTGACGGCTGGGCAGCGCAATGCGGCCCTGGACGAGAACGCTCAGCTGCGCGCGCTCGTGCAGCAGCTCGTGGATGAGCGTGACGAGCTGGCCGCCGAGAACAAGCGGCTCCACGCCGCAGGCCCGGGCGCCTAGTACTGGGGCGGGTACGGCGGCGGCTGGTGCTGCTGCTGGACCGGCACCGTGCGGGTGACCTTCCAGCCGATGAACGTCACCGGGATCGCCACGAGCAGCCACAACCCGATCGTCAGTATGGCCAGCCACCAGTGAACGAACACCCACAGACAGCCGTGCACGATCATCGTGATCGGGTTGAACCCGCGCTCCCTGACGGTGACCATCTGCACCGGCCCGTACTGCGGCATGGGCGCCGGCAGGTGCGGCTGGCTGTACGGCTGCGGCTGGTACGGCTGGCCGCCGTACTGGGGGCCTGACTGCTGGTACGGGTCGTGCGGCTGCTGCGGGTAGCCCACGTTGATCTCCAATGGCCGGGGCATGTGAGACGCCTCCAGCATCCCCTCGGTTTACACCCGCTGCATGTCCGGATCCGGACACATGATCGTGCCGCCTGCCGTTTGAGGGTGCCGGCGGGCGGCACCCCCCTTCCCCTGATCCACGGCGAGGAGTGACGTGACGGATGCCCCTTCCCCGGGCGAGCTCTCCCGCCGGCTTGACGGAGTGACCGCCATGTACGCCCAGCTGGTCACCCGCACCGAGTACACCGCCGAGCAGCGCCTCATCGAGCGCCGCTTCGTCGAGGTCGAGAAGGACGTCGCCGATGTGCAGCGCGTCTTGGCCGAGGACGTGAAGGCGTTGAAGGCGGCGATCGACGCCGCGGCGGAGCGGCGCGGCAGCAACATGCGGCAGGCCGTGTACGCCGGCGTGTTGCCGGCGGTGCTCGTGCTGCTCGGCATCGTGGTGCAAATCTGGATCGCCCTGCGGGGGGCGTGATGGGCGCGCACGTACGCAGGATCCGGTTGAACTGGCTGCTGCTCGCCGCCGGCGCCACGCTGTCCGCACTCGCGGTGGTGGTGTCGATGCAGATCCACGCGCTCGGCGACCGGGTGCGGCAGGCCGAGGACGATCGGGCGGTGCTGTCCGATCAGGTCGAGAAGCTCGGCGGGGTGCCGCTCGTCTCACCGTCGCCGGGGCCGCGCGGCGAGCGCGGAGCGCCCGGGCCGACAGGTACGGCGGGCGCCCGGGGCCGTGACGGCGAAGACGGCCGCGACGGCGAGAGGGGGCCTACGGGGCCGCCTGGGCCGGCCGGGCCGCAGGGCAGCCCCGGGCCCAAGGGCGATCCGGGACCGGCCGTCACGGGCCCTCCAGGGCCGCGCGGAGAACCCGGTGAGCCGGGGGCGGACGGCCAAGACGGCAAGGACGGCCGGGACGGCGACCCGGGTCCGCGGGGTGAGCCTGGGCCGCCGTCGTCGGGCTGGTCCTTCACCTATCTCGGAGTGACCTACCGGTGCACACCCGCAGACCCCGGCTCCGCCACCTACACCTGCCAGCCACAGTAAGGAGCCCTCGTGAAGTACATGCCGGCCGCCAAGCACGGCGGCACCCAGACCCGCGTCACCAGGATCGTCATCCACGCCACTGTCTCCCCCTGCGTCGAAGGCGGCGCCCGGGCGGTGGCCCGCTACTTCCAGTCGGCGGGCGCTGGCGGCAGCGCCCACTACACGGTCGACCCGGGCGAGGTCGTCGCCTCGGTGCGGGAGAACGTCGTCGCCTACCACGCCCCGCCGAACACCGGGAGCATCGGCGTCGAGCTGTGCGACCCGCAGAAGGGCTCCAGCGCCCGCTGGCGGGACGACGAGCACGAGGCCATGCTCCGGCGCGCCGCGGCGCTGGTGCGGCAGGTCGCGGCCCGCTGGGATGTGCCGCTGCGCCGCCTGTCGGTGGCGCAGGTGAAGGCGGGCAAGGCGGGGATCTGCGGGCACGTCGACGTCAGCAAGGCGTTCGGGCAGACCGACCACTCCGACCCGGGCAGCGGGTTCCCGTGGGATCACTTCATGGAGCTCGTCCGCGGCGACGCCGAGGAGCCGCCGAAGGTTGTGGTGAAGGACGGCGTCCCGCAGTGGCCCGGCCGCACGCTCAAGGTGTCGGAGCCGATGCAGCGTGGCGACGACGTGAAGACGTGGCAGGCCAAGATGGCCGCGCGCGGCTGGGGCATCGACGTGGACGGCTGGTACGGCGCGCAGTCGCGGACGGTGTGCCGCGGCTTCCAGAAGGCGACCGGGCTGCCCGCCACCGGCGAGGTGGACCGGGACACGTGGGCGATGACGTGGTCGTGGCGCCCACCCGAGAAGTCGTGATCGACGATCTGGCCCGGCTGTACCTGCAACGACAGCACGGGCCTTCGGTTCCAGATTTCCGCCCCCGCGCGAGGGGCGGCGCATCCCCTGAGGAGGGGCCCATGCAGGTCAAGATTTTCGGGCAGGAGCCCGCCGTCATCCTGTACGTGATCAACGCGGCGGTCGCGTTCCTGGTCACCATCCCCGCCGTCGGCCTCACCGAGGAGTCCGCCGGCTGGGTGATGACGATCGCGTCCGGCGTGGTCGCGCTGGTCGTCGCCGTGCTCACCCGGCCGTGGGTGGTGTCGGCGCTGACCGGCGCCCTGTCCACGATCCTGGCTGGCCTGGCGTCGTTCGGGCTGCCGTTGACGGAGCAGCAGTCGGGCGCGTTCGTGCTGCTCGTGTCAGCGGTGCTCGGTCTGCTGCTGCGGGCCAACGTGTCGCCGGCGCCGTCCACGTCGTCGTACCCGCCGGGCGTCCACGCCTGAGAGCTCGCCCGCGCTGGCGCCCACCCAGCCCGGGCGTACGAGAGCCCCCGCCACCCCTTCGCGGGGTGGCGGGGGCTGCTTCGTTGTGGCTGGTGGGGTTATCCGTTGGCGGCGTCGGCGTAGTCGCTCAGCGCCTTGTTGAGCAAGGTCGTCGCCAGATCAGCCACGCCCTCCAAGTGCGTCTCGTTCAGCGTCAGGGCGACCATCGCGCCGTCACGGTCGCGCAGTCGTGTCGCGGCGATGGGCTGGCTGAGCCTCATCGAGGACCAGTTCCGCCCGTGGGCGAACCCGGAGCATTCGCGCCACCGGGCCCGCGCCGCGGCGCCCGGCATCCCCGCCGCCTCGCCAGCGTCGCGCACAGTGTGGGAGTAGTACAGCTTCTGTGCGACCTGCTGGGGGCGGAGCCCCAACCGCTGGACGATCTCGTCGATCTGCTTCATGCGATCCGTGGCCTTCTTGCCGGGCGGAGTGGGGACGAAGCCGGTGTCCTTTTCCCAGTTGGAGCGCTCATGCATGTCGTGGCGCCACACTCGCAGCGCTCGTTCCTGACGATGTACCCGACTGGTGGCGTCGAGGATCCACACGGCGAGGGAACTCGGTTCGATCACCCCGCGCAGCAGTGTCCACGGCGCGGCGTTGGTGACCTCTCCGGCCTTTGTGACGAGGGAGCGAAGAGTGATCGCATGATCGAGGGCGCTTCCGATGGAGCTCATCACCATGATGGAGACCTTGAACCCGTCCATGCCGACGTCGTCCTGCGCCAGCGAGCTGGTCGGACCAACCTCGTCCAGCCCGAAGCTGATCTGCTGGTCGGCGCGCTCGGTGAGTGACTCCACGACATCGAAGAGGTGCGCGAGGAAATCCAGGTTTGCCTGACTCACCGGGCTACGGTATGTCGTCACATGGTTACTTGTCCGGCGCTTTTTGCCCGGTGGTCAGTCGCCGCGTCGCTCCCGATACGCGCGGCGCACCCGCTCCCGCAGTTCCTCCGGCACCGGCTCGCCCTCGGCGAGCTGGTACTGCAGTCGTTCCGTCGGCGTCATCTGCTTCCACACCTCGGCCAGGTCCGGGTCTTCGCTCGGCAGCATGTGCTCGTCGCTCATCCCGCCATCGTGGCCCGACGGGATGATCGTCCGCCGCATGTCGGCGCAGGCCACCGCTCTGGGTGCGCGTAGAATCGCCACGCCGCGCACCACCTGGGGGAAATGTCATGGCCGACATCGAGATACCGGACGACGTCATCGCAGCACAGCGCGCCTACGACGCCGCGGACGCCCGTGTCCATGAGATCGTCGCCAGCCTGCCGTCCTCGGTCGCGATCGTCGCCGGCGAGGCCGAGATCAGCGACGAGCAGCGGCAGGCGTGGCACGAAGCGCGGGCCGAGCGGATGCGACTCCTCTTCGCGCTGCGGGATCTGCCGTGGTGGGGCGAGCAGCCGGACCCGCTCGGGGCCGAGAAGGCGCTGCGGAAGGCGGCCAGGGCTGGCGCATGAGCGCCGGCGCCGCCTAGGTCCCATAGGGTGCCGCTGCCTGGAACTGAAGCCCACCTCCGCAAGGGGGTGGGCTTCAGGCGTTACGGGACATTGGCCGACTCTCGGCGCCCGGGTAGCTGGTAGACCTCCACCAAGTCGGCGAGAGGGACGAGCTTTCCGACCTCGTCCACGGTCTCCGCGTAGGCGAGCACGATGTCGCGGATTGGACCGCGCTGGGTCACGCGCAGCACCTGGCGGGCCCCGTGGCCGCGGTCGAGCAGGATGCGCTCCACCTCGATCCCGTTGGGGCCGTACCACCTGCTCACGGCCGCCAGGGTACGCCAGCCGGGACGGCTACTCTGACGTGGGCTTCGGCTTCGGCGCGGCCACGAACGTCCCCAAACCGCGCACCGCGTAGGCGACGCCCTCCTCCCGCAGCCGGACCAGCACCTTGCGCGCGGTCCCGCGGGCGACACCGAACTCCTGCACCAGTTGATGTTCGCTCGGCAGCGGCGAGTCCACCGGGTAGGTGCCGTCAGCGATCCTCGCTTTGAGGATCTCCGCGATCTGCACCCAGCGTGGGGCATTCAACCGCCATTCGATCATCACGGTTTCACGCTAGGCACCCCTACTGACCTGCGGATACCCATACTTCCTCATGTCTCACCATGGTGAAGTATGGTGAAGCGACGTAGCATGACGGTCACCAGCCGCACATGAATGTGGGCCCGACCGGCGCGGACACGCCAGCGGGCCCAGACGATCGCACGGTGGAGGTGCGACCTATGGCCGAGTTTACGAGCGGCCACGCCGAGGACAACCCCTCGACGCCGCTCCCCGAGATCCCCGAGATCCCCGAATGCGACACCAGCCGCGACGACGACGGCACCATCCGGGTCCGGCACAAGCGGACCGGCGACACCGAGACCGCGACCACCGTGCAGGACGCCGAGATGAAGGGCATGGTCCTGCGCGTCTCGGCCGCCATCGGCAAGGAGATCCCCTTCACCGCCGGGGACATGCCATGACGGTGTATTGGCCCGACAGCGGCCGGACCTCGGCGAGCAGCGACGATTTCGAGTGCCCCGGCATCTCCCCGCACCCCGGCCGTCCGTTGGCCGGCTGCAAGCAGATCCCGTGGCAAAGGGAACCGGTCGGCCCGTACCGCGTGCTGCAGTACACGTGCTCGTGCCTGGCAGTGACGTACGAGCTGGTGTCGTGCAGCGGCGCCTACCAGATTCACCGGCTTGTGCAGGGCGACTCGATGATCAGCCACTACGCGGGCCCGTGGTCGCGCCCGCAGGCTGACGACGTGTGGCTGCGCATCCTCACAGGCCGCGCCCGATAGGCAGCCTGGCTCTCGCGGAGCCGGGGTGGCCACCGTTGCGCCCCGCGGGAGCCAGGTGTCCGGCGGCCCCTGCCCGCAGGTGAGCCGACCTGGACCGGACATGAGAGAGCCCCGGCCGTTGGGGAGACGGCCGGGGCTCTCGTACGTGGAGGCTCTGCTGCCAGCCTCGCAGGCTGGTTGTCGCGGGCCCTCCGACCCAGCGTCCGAAGGTGGCGTCCGCCCACAGCTTCAACCGTGTACGCTGCGCCACCTCCTCCGGGGTGAGGTGGGCGGTGCGGTCCGGGCGGCGCAGGATCGCCGCGACGCTCTCCTCCCAGAACTGGGTCAGGAGGTAGGCGACGATGCCCTCCAGTCCGGCGGCGGTGGCGACGTCGGCCCCGTACCGGAAGTGCTCGTGCCAGTCCCGCTTGTGGCCGAGGCCGTGCGCGTCCTCGTACCAGATGCAGCCCTCGGCGATTTCGGCCGCGATCTGGTGCGGCATGTGGACGACATCGGCCGCGGTGAGCCCGAGCTCACTGGCGAGCGCCATCATGCGCTCGACGCAGCCAGTTCCCCGTACCCGCTCGAGGTCGTGGATCAGTGACATGGGGTTTCTCCGTCCGCGATGTACCCGAGCGCCTCCTCGACGGCGCACCCACTCGCGCGGGCGATCGCCTCGGCTGCGCGCATGTCCATCACGTCGAACTCGCGGGCGTTGCTGGTCACACTGGGCTCCTTCCGGTGGCGGAGCTGGCTGCTCCGGACGCGCGCCCGACGTGACGCCGGGCGGGCATCCGCAACGCCGCTCCGGTCACCGGACCCACCAGGCGACCTCGACGAGGAGGATCATGGCCCAGCCAGCGAACGCGACGAGCGCCGAGACGGCGGGCACCGTGCCGTGCCGCATCAGGCGCCAGGCGACGTGGAAGCAGGCGGCGGAGACCGTGAGCGGCGGGAGCCACACCCACGGCGACAGCCACGGCGCGGGCACGCCAGCCTTGAACAGGACCCAGGTGACGGCGGAGCGCTGGGTGAGGGCGAACATGCCGAGGATGGCCGCGGCGACGGTGAGGCACATCTCGGCGCGGGCGTGGTCCGCCCGTGTGGTGGGGGGATCGGACATCATGGCGATCTTCCTTTCGAGTTGGGTAACCGGTCAGGCGTTCTGCAGGACGTACATGCCGTGCCCCGCGCGGGCGACGTCGTCAGCGGTGACGAGGTCACGGAGGGCGTTCCGGACGGAGTTGGCCGACTTGACCTGGCGGCCACCGTCGGCATTGACAGAGGCCAGGACTTCCTCGACGCTCATCGGCTCGCCAGCGCCGGCCAGGGCAGCCACGACACGGTCGACAAGGAGGCGGGGCTTTCTCCGGCCCCCGGCGTCCGGTTCGTCGTCAACGCCGTGACCAGCCTGCCCACGACCCTTCTGCGAGAGCTCCTCACGCAACTCGGCACACAGCGCCGCCATGTCCGCCTGGTCGTGGCGGGCGGCGTACGCCGCGCCGGCCGCCTCCCACGAGGCTTCCTCCAGGCGAGCCGGCTCACCGGGCCCGTAGAGGGCCTGGATCTCGGGATCGAGACCGGGCAGCGGGGCGATGGAGCCGATCCGCCAGTGCCGCATCATGCTGGTGGGAGTCGCACCGGACAGCAGGTAGGCGGTTCCCTGGGTGTCGCAGAAGTCGTCATCGTCGTCGCCGACCAGGTCGAACTGGCTGCGCAGCTGGACGGGCTTGAACTGCTTGGGGATCGGCGGCAACGACTGGGTCGCGGACAGCAGGCCGTCCGCGACGAGCTGGGCCATCATCGACGACGACCAGCGCAGCAGGACGATCTCGCCCTCCTTGAGCATCGCCCTCAACGTGTCGCTGCCACCGAGCTCCTCCAGATGGCTGGCCTGGGCGTCCAACTCGATGCCGACGCCGACGCTGCGCCCGGTCCGGCCCAACTCCTTGATCCAATACGTCATCTCGTCCCGGTAGGGGGCGCCGCGCTCCAGCCCGCGGTTGGCCTCATCGAGCCGCACCGACATCAGCGGGTCCGGGTCGCCGATCAGGAAGGCGTTGCGGCCCAGCGCGGCGTACCGGCGCTGCCGTGCTTGGGCGACGGCGACCGCCGACCGCAGCATCAGGACGACCTCCTCCTGGCTGGTGGCGCGCCAGTCGACCTGGCCCTCAGATTCAGGGGCGCTCTGGCCGCCCTTGAGGTCGCCGTACCAGGAGACGATGCGGTTGCGCTTTTCGCAGGCGAGCGTGTACTGGACCGTCCGGGACTTGCCGGCGCCGGTCGTACCCAGGACGAACGCCCGCACGGCCGAGCCGGTACGCGGGTCGAACAACCGACGGCGCGCCGGGCGGCCGTTGTGGTGGCGGCCGACCACGATCCGCCCGTACCGGTCCATCAGCATGTCGCTCGGCGACGGCGGCGGCATCACCGCGAGCGGGTTGGACGGGTAGATGGTGACGATCGCCTGCCTGCCGCTCGTCTCGACAACTACGCGCGCCGGATCATCGGAGACGCCGAGAGCGGAGCAGAGCGCTTCCTTGTCGTACTTGATGACCTGGCCAGGCGGCGCCTCCAGCATCAACTCCACGATCTCGTCGCTGCGGGCCAGCGTGTGCGTGCTCACCGGTCAGCCCTCCTGTCCTGAGGTACTCGCGGCGGGCCGGCCGCTGCGTACGCTCGTCAGCACCGTCCCGGGCATGGCCAGCGGGGCGATCCTGCTGGCCCACACCGAAGCTGGGTCGCGGTCCTCCTCCTGCTGGCCGACCTTGAGCAGCCGTACGGAGGCGCCCCTGCCGGGCACCGGCCCGATCTTGATCAGGTCTTCGGGGATGTTCATGGCCGCCGACAGGTCCTTGACGTCGATGTTCGGGACCGGGCGGCCCGGGGTGGCCGAGCGGATCACGGCCTTGAGCGACTTCTCGCCGGTCCGCTCGATGCCCTCCAGCAGCGTGCTGGGCGCGGCCCCACCCTTGACGGCCACGTGCTCCGCCCACCAGCGCGCCGCCGGATGGTCGTCGAGCAGCCCGTCGACCGGGGCCAGGTCGGTCGCCGGCGCGGGCGGCGGCGTCGGGGACATCATGCGGCGAGCGACGCGGGCCGGCCGCACCAGCCCGACCCCGAGCGTCCACACGGCCAGGCCGAGCGCCTCCACCCAGTGGATGCCGGGCACGATCCGCTCGCCGACCAGCAGCGCGGCGAGGCTGGCGCCGGGCGCCAGGTAGAGCACGGTCGCGACCGTCTTCTGCTGGCCATCGGGCTTCCACAGCCGCAGGGAGGCCAGCCCAGCGGCGGACAGGGCGGCGGTCGCCAGCAGGGACGCCCCGGCGAAGTCGCCGGTGAACAGGCCGACCGCCGCGGCGGTGAAGCCGGCCGCGGTGGCCAGGCGGCCCGTGCCGCTGCGTGCGGTGTCGAGGCGGCGGAGCGCCCGGCTGAGGTCGTGCCACTCTGGCAGCGACATGTCCACCTTGGGCAGCGGCGGCGGGGTCACGATCTTCTCCTTCGGCTCATCAGCGGTTGCTGTAGAACTCGGCTTCGGCCATCTGGACCGGCATGCTGGTGGCGGTGTCGGCGACGGTCCCGTAGTCGGCCTGGTGGGCGTCGGATGCCTGGCCGAACATGGTCGCCAGGTCCTCGGTGTCGGCGGCCATCGCGTCGGCCTCGGCGAGCACGGACCGCATGACGGCGGCGGCCTGGTGGTGCTCGCTGACGGTGTCGACGTCCACCTTCAGGGAAGCCATCTGCTCGGCGAGCCGGTCCACGCCGGACGAGCAGCCTTCGACGTAGCGGTACGTCGAGCGCACCTGCTCGCTCAGACCGCGCAGCCGGATCCCGGCCACCGTGAGCTGGGCGATGATGATGCCGTAGCGCACCACCGTCTCCAGCACGCCGCTGCTGGCCGCGACCGCGGCGCCTGTGGGGCTTCTTTCCAGTTCTGCACCCATGACAGGGCCTCCCTACTCGTCGTGGTATTCGCGCTCGGCGGGCCTGGTGTGGCCAGCGTCGCGGACGGCGTCAGCCAGCGGCTTGTGCCGCGCCGCGGCGTTGCTGCCAGCGGTCGCAATGGCCTCGGCCGCCCGGGGCAGGCCCTCGGCGATGGCGTTCGCGCGGGCCTTGACGGTGAGGGTCTTGTCCATGAGCCGCACCATCCAGCCCGCCAGGACGCCCGGCACTCGCAGTTCGATGAGCTTGGCGTGGACGGCTTCGAGCTTGGTGATGAGCCGTTCGCAGCCTTCGGCGGTCGCGCGGGCCTCGGCGACGCCGTCGGTGATCTCCTCGGCCATGTCGGCGTCGGCTTCGATCACGTCGTAGATGGTCAGCTCGGCGTCGCCGTACTGGGTCGTGCGGGGCGGCGGCGTGCTCATGCTTCGGGCTCCCTGCTCGTACGGGGCTGACTGCGGCGCGGCGGCGCGGCCGGCGGGCAGCGCACGCCACCCTGCCGCGGGCGCCCCGGTGACGGCCCTGGCCGGCTTGTCGTGCTGCTCGCGGCCGGGGGGCTGGTCGACGCGGTCCATCCGCTCGAAGCGGTAGGCCCGGTCGGCGCCGGGCGGGGGCCTCATCCCCTCCCACCCGGGAGGCGGCGGTGGCGGGGGCCTCCACGAGCCGGCGGCGTCCTGGTAGTCGCCCGCGGACTTGGTGCCGGACGTGCCCTTGCCGCGGCCGGTGCCGGGCCGTCCGGCTGTCCACCGCTTCGGCCCCGCGCTTCTCTTGCCGTGCCCCTTGCGCGCCTTCCAGGTCAGCTTCTGGCCCTCGGGCCGCCGGGATCCGCCCGGGGTCTTGGCGGCCGGCTCGTCCTTGCCGGCGCCGCCCGTCGGCTTCTTCGCCGGCTTGCCGCTGCCCTCGGGGCGCCCGCCGGTCCAGCGCTTCGGCCTGGCCTCCTTGGCGTCCTTGCCGCTCTTGGGCGCCTTCCACGTCAACGGGGCCGGGCCGGTGGGCCGCTTCGCGTCGCGCGCGCCCTTGCCGGGCCCCTTGCTGCCGGCCGGGGCGGGCTGCTTCGGCGGCTTGCCCTTCGCCTCAGGGACGCGAGCGTCGGGGCGCGTCGGGGCGCTGCCGTCCTTGCCGGGGCGTTGCTTGCGCTGCTTCGACTTGTCCCCGTCCCGCATCGTCTTGCCGCCCGGGCCGGCCTTGGGCGCCTTGGGGCTCGGGCCGGTCTTGCCGTCGCCCGGCCTCCGATCCCCGCTGGGGCCGCCCTTCGGCCCCTTACGCGCCTTCCGGTCGCCGTCATGGCCCGTGTGCCCGCCAGCGCCTCGCCCGCCGCCACGCGGCCCGTGAGACTTCCTGTGTGTGCCCTCCTGGTGCGAGCGCGTCAGCGACCCGGACCGCTTCCCCTCCGCGCGCGTACCGGATCCTGCGGCGGCAGCCTTCGCGGTCGCCTTGTCCGCGTTGGCCCGGGCCTGATCGGCGAGCGCCGAACGGTGCCGCGCCCGATGCCACATGCCCTGCGCGGCGGCCACACCCATGGCCGTCATCAGCGCGACGGCGAGCTGCAGGGTGTCCCGACTGGTCGGGTTGTCCGGGTCCTCCGGCTGCGGCGGGGCGAACGCGCCCTCCTCGTCACCGGATTCGAGCGCCGGGACGGCCGGGACGGTCATGTGCAGCGGGGGGCCCATCTGCTCCACCCGGGGTAGGCGAGGCCATGACGGGGCGGCCGGCTCGTCGGCGGCGCCAGCGGCGGCGCGAGGCCCTGGCTCGGGGGCGTCCATGGAGCCTGGCAGGATCACGCGGGGGAAGGGCAGAAGCTCCCCGCCGCGGCCCTTCTCGTCGTTGTCGCTCATGTCCGCCTCCTCTCTGGGGGTTGACAGTCAGTAACCGAATTCGGGATACTCGCGCGCCGCGCGTACGCGCGCCGCGCATTACGCGCGCGAGGGGACGCGGCAGATGAACATGAAGATGCGCATCACGCTGTGTGACGGGTGGCGGCGGTGTACTCCGTCTGCGCGGACCACGTCGCGAGCAGCTCAGCCAGTTCGTGCATCGCACGCATGTCGCCGGTGCGCTGCGCCCAGCGGGCGGCGGCCTTGGCCCGGTCGAAGCACACCTTCGCCAGTTCAGCGTCGGTTGCGGCGGCACGGGCCCGCTCGTCCCAGGTCTTGGCGAGGTTCTGGAGCCGCCGCCGCGCCTCCGGGGTGAGCTCGATCGTGGTACTCATGCCGACCGCTCCCCGCGGAGGAAGTCCAGGAAGGTGCTGTCCTGCGAGGCCGCCGGCGCCCGGGCTTCCGCAGGTCGGGGCTGGGGCGAGCGGCCGGTGTCCGCGCCGCGGCCGAGCGCCACCTGCTGCTTGGCCTGGGCGGCGGCCTGACGTGCGGCAGGCACCTCGTGACGCTGCCGGCGGTGCTGCGCCGCGACCTCGAAGGTGAGCTTGACCGCCTCCTCCAGGTGCTCCTGGAGCCGGGCGAACGGGCCAGCGACCTTGTGGTGCCGCCACCACGCCTCGAAGCTGCCGAACTCGGCGGGCGGATTGGCCTTCCACATGGCCTCGGCGTCCCGACGGATACGGGTGACGTAGTCCACGTACTCGGCCAAGGACGCCCGCAGCTGGCCGGCCCACGCCTCGACCATCTCCGGGCGGTCCAACATGTCCCCGGACCAGCCCGGCCGGGACGAGGTGTTGCTCATCGAAGACTCCTTCCGAGAGTCACGGGTCATCGCGACTCGCCCCTATCGCGGAGCTCGTCGCGCAACTCCCGGGAGAGTTCCTCCCGGCACCGCAGAGCGTTCTGAATCGCCCGGGCAGACGGCCGCGACGGCAACTCGCCGGCGGCGATCAACCGGCGAAGCTCGGCGCGATGCTCATCCGCCGTACGCCCCCGGGAGGCGGCGGAGGAGCCCCCCTCCGCCGGTCTCCTCCGCCGCTGGTCATCCGCCGTGGAGGAGGGGGTACGCCCGGTCGCGCTCGACGGCCTCGAGGAGGCGCGGCGGACGGGTCTGACGGAGCCCCCGCCGGTCCTCTCGGGGAGGGGTACGGGCAGGGCGGCGAGCACCTGCCACAGCGTCGGCAGAACCCACACGGCGGTGACCGCGGCGACCGGGCCGAGCGAGTGCACGATGAACGCCAGCAGATCGAAATCCATCTTGATCGCGGGCCAGCAGTTCAGCACGAGCGTCAACCCGAGCAGCAGCGCCTCGGTGCGGAACAGCTTCCGGCCGGCGTCGCTCTTGCGGTCGACCACCACACCGCGGATCGCGCTGTACGCCTGCGCGCCGACCGTGGCAAGCAGCGGCAGCGACATCGCGGGCTCGACACCGAACGCCGCCCACCAGCCGACCGAGTGTTTCGGTAGGTCGAGGGCCTTGGCGACGGACGACTGCACGCCGATCGAGCTGACGGCCAGCGCGATGGACGCCGCCGACATCACCATCACGGTCACCGCCCGGCGAACCTTGGCGTCGCGGTAGGCGAGCGCGACGGGGTCGTGGGTGAGCTCGTGCAGCTTGGCCGCCTCGTAGGCGGCCCGGCGGCGCTTGCGCACCCGCGGGCTGTCGACGAGCAGCGGCGCCTCGTCCTCCTGCAAGCCGACGAGGAGGTGGGCTTCGGCGACCTCGGCGCGCAGGCTGCGGACCCGGCGGGTCTCGCCGCCGTCGAGGTCGATGTCGATGTCGATGACGTGCTCGGCCGCCTCGACATCCTCATCCTCGTCGTCGTCCTCGGCGGGAGCCGGCACGGCCAGCTCCCGGGAGGTGGGCGCCGGCTGGGCCGGTGCCTGGGCGGCGAGGTGCTGCTCGATCTCGGCGATGCCGCGCTCGATGTCTTCGGGCGGCGGGTCGGCCGGGGTCGTGAGGTTCACCAGGAGCCTCCGGCGATGATCAGGGCGGTGATGAACGTCCAGGCGAGGTGCCATGACTGGTCGAGGGCGTACGCGCCGGTCCCGGTCGGCGCGGCCTCGGGCATGCCGAGCTGGTGGAAGTCGGCCTTGCCGAGCCGCTCGGCGAGGGCGGCGAGTGTGTGCTGCCGGTCGGCCCAATAGTGGCTGATCATGTCGAGGGCCAGGGCGGCGCCGGCGGTGATCCCGGAGGGGACCCAGCCGGTGGCCAGCCACAGCAGTTCGAGCGCTGTCAGCTTGGTGAGGGTGAGCGTGACGACGTGGCCGAGGCACGCCCGCTTGCCGGCGCGCCCGGGCGCTCCCTTGGTGAGTGCCTGCCGGTGGGTCTGTACCCAGTGGTCGCCGACGTGGTGGCCGGCGTAGAGGGCGATGAAGGTGGCGGAGAACATCATCAGGGCGAGCTGCGAGTCGGGGGCGATCACGTCGACACCTCGCTCCAGGCGTGGTCGGGGTTCCGGCCGGTGACGGTTACCGCGGCGCGGCCGAGGTCCTCGCGGGAGACGACGTAGCCCATCTGCTGCAGCGTCTGCCGGAGGACGCCAGCGGGGTAAACCTGGTGGGTGTCCTTGACGTTGACGATGGCGCCGCCGCGGACGTGGGTGACCGTCACCTCGGGGGTGAACCCGGCGATCGCAGTGGCGTCCATCGCGGCCTGGGCGACGGTCTTGATGTCGTTGACGTCGTCGGCCGTGATGGCGAGCGGCTGGCGTCGCTGGGGGCTGGTCCAGCCGAGGCCGGGGATGTAGCGGCTCATCGCGCGGCGCCTTCCACGATCGTGGCCTGCTGGCGCTGGTTGCGGCGGCGCCACTGCCACCAGCGCGGCCGGTCCATGACGTCGATGACACCGAACACCGCGGAGTTGCCGGTCTTACTGTGCTCTCGGATCGCGGTGGCGATGTCGATCGTCCCTATGGTCGTGGTCTCGTCGCAGCCTCGAACCTCTTCGGCGATCTCCTTCAGCCCCTTCCCAACCGTCTTGTCGATCGAGGTCGCGGCGTCGGAGAGGGCGTCCTGCAGCCGGGCGGTGGACCGCTCGTGGGCGCCGGCCAGGTTCTGGATCGCGGCGGCGATCTGGGCGAGCTCCGCGCGGCAGGCGGCGACCTGGCGGACGGCCTCGCGCAGCTCGGCGAGTTCCTCGGCGATGGCGAGCGTGGCGGTGCCCTGGGCAACGAGCGCCGTCCGCAACGCGTCGAAGCCGTTCTCCTGGCTGGCGTTGCCGCCGGTGTAGAACTTCGTATAGGTAGAGGCGTTCCTGGCCTCGGCCAGCAGGTTGCGCGCCTGCTTGGCCGTCGGCGCGGTGGTGGTGCTCATCGGCTGGGCTCCTGCTCGTCGGTGTCGGGTGGCGGGTTCATGGCGGCGATGGCGTCTTGCCAGCGGTTCAGGCGGGCGAGGTCGTCGGTGAGGTGCGGGTCCACTGCGGCTCCCCGAAACGGCTCGTAAACCACCGGTGGATGTCCTCGGGGGTGTCGCGGCGGCCGAGCCCGGCCAGCGCCGGCGACAGCTCCTCCGGGGCGACGGCGGCGAGGTGGGCGGCGACGAGGTCGGCCACCTCCGGGTCCTCGGCCAGGAGCGCCTGCAGGATGCGGATGCCGTTCCACCAGCCGCCCAGGAGGAGCATCGTTCGCGCGCAGTCCCTCCAGGTGCGGCCGGGGACCTTGGCTCTGAGCTGCTGGCGGGCGTTGCTCTCCTGCTGCTTCCAGGTGGCGATGAGCTGGGCCGCGCTGAGCGTGGTGTCGGTCGAGGTGGTCACCGTGCCACCTCGGTGCCCCGGGCGGCGGCGACCTTGGCGAGGATCGCGAGCGCGATCTCCTCGGCCTCGTCGAGGGTGTGCGGGTCGTCGGCGAGGTAGATGTGGATGACCGTCCCGAAGTCGGGGTTGGCCATGAGGCCGACGCAGGGCTGGGTGCCGTAGTGGAGAGGGCCGGGGACGGGGGTGTCGGCGGCGGCGCAGATGCTCTCGCTGTGGTCGTGGCGGACGCACCAGGGCGTCGCCACCGGGCAGGGGCGGCGCTGCTGCGGGACCAGGGCCGGGGCGAGCGTCTGTGGCATGATGGAGCCGTTCCTTTCGATTCGTGGGATCGAGGACACACAGCGGGCGGCCCGGTTCTTGGCAGATGCGGGGCCGCCTGCGGCATGTCTGGGGTAGATCGGCGGCATCAGACCGCCACCTCTGCATCCCTCCGAGCGCGCCACAACGCGGCGTGCTGCTCGAAGTCGATGACCTCCCCGCGCTCCGCCAGAGCCTTGAACTCCTCGACGAACGCACGCAGGATCTTGCGGTTACGGCCGAACTTGGCGCCCGGGATCTGCTCCTCCCGCAGCCCCTTGTAGAGGTACTCCTTCGAGAGGTCGAGATCCTCCGCCGCGTCCGCCACGGACATGAACGTCCCAGTGCGGCGCGTACTCTCCGCGGACTCCGCTGTCTGGACGGTCTCGGCTGTCTCCATGCACGCCATGCTGAACTATGTACGCAAGGTAAGTCAAGGAGAGCACGCAACGGTGAGTGGATTGCTACCAGGCCGGTGTGCTCAACTGGTGGCACCATGTTGTGCCAAGTGCAGTAGGAGCATCGGTGACCGACGCGACCGGGCGCACGCTCTACCTCCAGATCGTCAACGACCTCCGGTCGCAGATCGCATCAGGAGCTCTCCGAGTGGGCGACCCCATCCCCTCCACGACCGAACTCAAGGAGCGCTACGGCTACTCCGTCACCGTGGTGCGCAAGGCGGTCGAAGTCCTCCGCAACGAGGGGCTCGTCATCGGCCAGCCCGGCAAGGCCGTCTACGTCCAAGCCACCCCCGAGGCGATCGAGGCGGAACGCACCAGCGTCGAAGACCTCGCCGAGCAGGTGGCTGACCTCCGGACGCAGGTCGCCGAACTCCGCGGCACCGTCGAACAGCTCTACACCAGGCTCGGCCACCAGTACCCCAACGACGACGCCGGCCAGCCCGCGCGCCACCGCAAGACCGGAACCTGACCACCTACGAGACGAGAGCGCCGCCGATGGTCGAACCAAGCAAGGTTGTCGATCTACGCACGCGAACCACCTACCGGCCGGACTGCGCCAACCTCGCCCGCAACCGGCTCATCCTGGCCCGCAAGAGCCTGGGCCTGTCCCGCAGTGAGTTCGCGGACCTGCTCACCCCCATGGTCGGCTGGCCCGTCTCCCCAGACGCCATCGAGGCGTGGGAGACCAGCCTCGTGCCGCCTGGCGACATCCTCATCGCCGTCAGCACCGTCACGCCCTCGGCCAGCGACCGGCTCGGCGTCCGATCGCACAAATTCATCGCGGCCTACATCGGCGAGACGGCAGCCGCCCGCCTCACTGAGCAGGCCGAACCAGCCGGCCACGACCACCACACCCTCCCGGTCGACCTGCCAGCCGGCGGCTGCCGGCTGCACATCTGGCCGTACGGCGTGGCGATCCTCCACCTCGTCGAGGACCTCGACGTGCCGAACGTCGCCCACCTCGCCGTCTGGCGCTACCAGTCCTACGAGCACAACCTCGACTGGGCCACCACCCACCTCCGCCAGCTCGCCGGCGACGACACCGTGGCCGCCTCGTACGTGCTGAGCCTCTACTGGGTTCACAGCCCCACCTGGGTCGGGCAGATGCTCGACACCGCTTTGCGCATCATCTGCGCGCCACGCGTCCTCATCGACCGCGACCAGCCCGTCGGCGACGCCTGCGTGGCCGTGGCCGAGCAGGCCGAGCGCGAGTTACTCGCCGGAGGGTTCCACCAGCAGGAGATGAGGTCGTTCGGCCTGGCCGGCGTGTCCGTCGGCTACGCCTCCTGGTCCGGCGTCGCGTACCACCCGCTGGACCCGGCCCGCTGCCTTGCGGAGGAGGAGCTCGTCAACTGCGAGCTGTCGGCCCAGGCGATCTGGGCCTACTGCGAGCACATCAACGGCCAAGTCGAGCAGGGCCACGACCCGGGAGCCGTCGGCGGGTTCGGATGGAGGTTCCTGCGGGCGGCTCGCTCGCGGCTGACCAACCCCCGGCCGCGCGAGACAGGCCAGCACCGCTCCATGCGTGACGCCATCGTGGAGACGAGCGGCATCGTGGGTCATCTTGATCAGGCAATCGAGGCACTTCGAGAGGCAGGCAGACAGTGAGCACCGCCCTGGACCGGTCCGTGCTGGTGGTCGTGGACGTGCAGAACGCGTTCGTCCGGCCCGCGTCGGCGCACGTCGTCCCCGTGATCGCCGACCTGGTCGAGCGCTGGCAGGGCGACGTGCTGTTCAGCCGCTACATCAACTACCCGGGATCGCCGTTCGAGCGGCTGGTGCGCTGGTCGGCATGCATGACATCCCCCGAGATCGACATCGTGGACGAGCTGCAGCCGCACACCGCCCGAGCACTCGTGATCGACAAGCGGGGGTACGGCCTGTTCGCCGACCCGGCGGGCGCCGCCCTCGTGGCCGAGCGGGGCTGGCGCGACATCTACGTGTGCGGGATCGCCACCGAGTCGTGCGTGCTGGCGACCGCGCTGGGCGCGTTCGAGGCGGACCTGACGCCGTGGCTGATCGCGGACGCGTCTGCGTCCCACGCCGGCCCGGATGTGCACGATGCGGGCCTGCTGGTGGCGCGCAGGTTCATCGGCCAGGGCCAGATCATCTCCGTGGCCGACATCCCGGCGAGCCTGGCCGCGCCGCGCCTTCCGTGCGACGCATGACCGTCCACATCGACCCCAAACCTGCGACCTGACCGACCGAAAATATCTCCCCACCACCGGTACTTGCAGGTAGCGAGGTTGTGCGCGCTAACAACCGAAATCCGCTATACAAAACCTGCCCTAAGCTGCATAAAGCTGCAACGTCACAAAGCTGCAACGGTCCTGTCCGTAACTTGCCGATCGCGATTTGTGAGCGTCAAATGCCCTATTGAGGCGCAAACCGAAACCGCGTGCGTGGGGCCGCAGCATACCGCCGGGGGGTGGGAAAGATCGCCAACAACGAAGTGGGCGAGAGCCCGAGACATGCCAAAACAGCCCTGGGGGAGGGCACCACTGACGTACGGCAGTTGACCGATGCCCAGCTACTCGATCCACGTTTCATGCGCACCGTCGTGACAAAAATGGCCGCCCAGATCGACACGCTCCAGCTCCTCGTCGGCCGCCTGTTCGAGGAACTCGAAGCCGAACGCAGCAGCCACGCGCCGCCCGCGATCCGGCACGCTCTCGCCCGGAGCGGCCGACGGATCCAGCTCGTCACCGTCCACGTCGACGGCGAGGAGATGACCGTCGGGGTCCGGCCGCTCGGCCGAGATGACCCCGCCGAAGCCGACCGGCGCTGGCGGCTCCTCCGTGACCAGTACGGCGGAGGGCGAGACCATTGAGGGACGACTTACCTTGGGAGCTCCGCGAGGAGCCTGACCCGCCATCAGAGGTCGTCGCCCGCTGGGAAGACGGACGACTGGTCATCACGGTCTCCGCCAGCCTGCAAGGGCTTGAACGGGAGGACGCGGTCGACGCCATCCTGCGCCACTACCGGCGGCGCGACTGGAAGGGCATCTTCCCCATCCCGCTTCTGGTCGGCGCGTGGGAGTGGACCCGCGAGCACGAGCGCGCCGCCTCCGCCGCCGCCGGCACCGCGGCGACCGCGATCGTCGGCACGATCGCCCTCGCCATCACCGGCGCCCTGGATCCGGAGGAGCGCCGGCCGTACGCGGCCCCGCCGCCGACCACCATCGTCATGACCGTGGACGGCACCCGCACCGAGCTGTCGGCCACGGCCCGGCCGTCGACGCCGCGCGCGTCCCGGCGGCCCACCGCTCCCCCGGCCGTAGCCGAGCCGCGGCGGCCCGCGGCCACGCCGCCCACCGCGGGCCCGAGCCGGCGGAGCACGACCGAGGCGACCCGGCCGGCCCGCCGCACGCCGCCACCCAGCGCGCGGCCCACCCGGAAACGCCCGGAACCGTCGGCCACCGCACGGGAGCCACGGCGGGAGCGGGAGACGGTGGTCGCCGTGACCGCCCCGCCCCGCCGCTCTGAGCGGCCTACAGTGGACGCGCGCCCAGCGGCCACGACCGCGCCTGCACCCCAGCCGGGGCCGACGGTGGCCGCGGCGGGCTGTGATGGGCTCGTCCACGCCCGCGTGGATCCGCTGCTGGACGTGTGCGTGCGCCTCCGATAGCGACACCCCCAGGAGTTACTTATGCCTCACCTTCGACGCCTTTCCAACGGTCGCTGGCAGGCGACCGTACGGCTCCCGGGTGGCCAGCGGCGCTCGGCCACGCATGCCACCCGCCGAGACGCTGACATGTGGGCGTCCGCCATCCAGACCATGGCGAAGGACCTCGCGTCCAGCGGGCCGGATGTCACCTTCACCTGGAGTCCGGACGGTCTCGACATCCACATCCCCGAAGACCGCCTCACCATGGATATGGCCATGAAGCTCGAGCAGACGTTGAAGCGGATTCTCGGAGCAGGGGAATCCTGATGCCGTACATCCGCCGCCTCCCGAGCGGCCTCTACCAGGCGACCGTGCGCATGCCCAACGGCAAGCGGGTCACCGAGACAAACCGGCTCAAGTCCGTCGTCGACAAGTGGGCCAGGCAGCAGGAGGCCAAGTTCGCGGCCGGCGACGTCCGCGACCCGAACGCCGGCAAGATCAAGGTGTCTGACTGGTACGCCCGCTGGACGAAAGCCCGGCTCGTCGAAGGCCCGACGAAGGCCAAGAACGCCTCCCTGTGGGCGACCCACTGCCAGCCCAAGTGGGGCGACTGGCCCATGCAGGCGGTCCAGCGGGTCGACGCCCAGGCGTGGGTGGGCGAACTGATCGAAACCCGGCGTGTCCGGCACAAAGGCCGCGCGGTCAGCCCATTCGCTGACCAGGACGAGATCCCCACGCTGGCCGCCTCGACCATCCACGACATCGTGTATCTGATGGGATCCATGTATCGGGCCGCGATGAAGGAGAACCCTCCAGTCGTCCTGGTGAACCCGTTCGGCGACCTCGACCTGCCGCGCCGCAACGCCAAGTCGGTCGAGTTCTACGAGAGAGCGGAGGCCCAGGCGCTGTACGCCGCCGTGGAGGAGCTACACGGCCCGGGGTGGCGGACCCTGGTCGAGCTCGGCATGGACGTCGGGCTGCGGCCTGGCGAGCTATACGGGCTGCACGGGCACCGCGTGGACTGGATGCGCGGTCTGCTGGCGGTGGTGGAGGTGCAGACCCGGGAGGGGCTGCGCGCGTACCCGAAGTCGATGAAGTCGAACCGGGTGGTGCCGGTGCCGGCGTTGACGCTGGCGGGGATGAGCCGGCTCATGCAGGGCCGGGGGCGCATGGAGCGGGTGTTCACCGCGCCGGGCGGCGGGCTGATCGACGACGGTAACTTCCGCGATCGGATCTGGTACCCCAGCATCGAGGAGGCGGGGATCCGCCGGTTCCCGCCGAGGATCATGCGGCACACGGCGGCGAGCTGGCTGGTGCAGGATGGCGTGCCCCTTTACGACGTACAGTCGCTGCTGGGACACGAGAGCTTCACCACTACCCAGCGTTACGCGCATCTGGCTCCGGATGCCCACGAGAAGGTCGTCCAGTCGTGGCGGCGGCGTGCGTCAGGCGACGCACGTTAG